AAGCCTGTAGAGGCAGACCCGATTGTTCCAGCGGACACGCCAAAGGCGGACGGCGCGGACAAAGCCAAGCCAGACCCGAAAGCCGAGGCTCCGAAAGAGCCGGAAGCCGAGGACGAAGGCGAGGACCGGGGCGAAGGCTTCGGCAAACACCCGCGCTGGAAAGCAATGGTCGCGGCACGTAACGAGTATCGCCAACAGGCGCAAGGCGCCACCCGCGAACTCGAAACGCTGCGTCAACCAGCGAATCAATACGGGTTGATCGAGCAGTACATGAGTGAAAACCAGCTGTCACCCGCTGAGGTGACAACCGGCTTCAAGATCATGGCACTGATGAAAGCCGACCCGGCTGCCGCGCGGGAAGCGCTGTTAGACCAGTTGCAAATGTTGAATCAGTTCCTTGGCCACGCCCTGCCGCAAGACCTGCAACAACAGGTCGATGAAGGCTACGTGACTGAGGACGTGGCCCGTGAGCTGGCGTTCCGTCGCAACAACGACGTGCGCGTGCAACAGCAACACCAACAGCAGACGGTCCAGCAACAAGAGCAACAGGCCCAACAGCAAATCCAGGCTGTACGCGGGCAGATGGCGCAAGCCGTTGCTTCATGGGAAACGCAGGTCCGGCAGGGCGATCCAGATTACGCGCAGAAAGAGCCTTTTGTGGTCCGTGAGCTTCAGGCGCTCCAGACGCAATACCGCGTCGAGAATGCAGAGCAAGCGGTGCAGCTGGCGAAGATGGCCTATGACAACGTAACCAAAAGTCTGCGGGGCATGATTAAGCGCCCCGAGGTCCGGCAGAACACCGCCGGACAGCGGACCGGGAACAGCCAGAACGTCAAGGCCGAACCGCGTAATTTTGAGGAAGCTTGCTTGATAGCCGCAGGGTTTACACCGCAATAACTCTGCGAGGTTCATATCATGGCGCTTACCCAAGCCGTCATCGACAACGTTGCCAACGCCGCCATCGACTTTGCGTGGGAAAAAGGCAAGACGTTTTCCCAGCACATCACGGCCAAGCCGCTGCTCGATGCGTTCATGAGCAACAAGAAAACCTTTCCCGGTGGTAAGGGCGCGATCACCGTCCGCCCGATCTTCCAGACGTTCAGCTCGATTCAGGGTTTCAACAGCGATGACACGCTGACTTTCGTGAACCCTACGCCGATCAAGGTGGCGAGCTACAACTGGAAGATGCTGCACCTGGGCATCACCATGACCACCGACGAGCTGCTGCGCGACGGCATTTCGATTGTGGACACCAACGGCGCGCAGACCAGCGAGCACTCGTCCCGCGACGTGACCATGCTGGCCAACATCCTGCAAACCAAGCTGGAAGACGCTGCCGAAGGCTGGTCAGCGGGCTTTAACGACATCTTGTGGAAGGATGGCACGCAGTCCGCCAAGGTCTTCCCCGGCATTCCTTACTTCATTACCGACGACCCTACTACCGGCATTGTCGGCGGCATCGACCGCGCGACTCAGCCGCTGTGGCGCAACGTCGCGCTGCTGGCCATTGTTTCGGACCCCACTACGCAAGCGCTCACCGTGGCCATGCGTAAAGCGGTCCGCCTGATGACCAAGTACGGCACCCCCAAATACAAAATCCTCTGTGGCTCGGCCTTTCTGGACGCCCTGGAGCTGGAGTATGCGGCGAAGGGCGTCTACACGCAGACCGGCTTTAACAGCGGTGGCGACATCGGTGTGGGCAAGCTGACCCTCAACGGCTTGGGGACTTTCGAGTACGACCCAACGCTGGACGCGGTGGGCAAATCGAAGGCGTGCTACTTCATCGATATGTCCAAATTCAAGCTGATGCCGATTGAAGGCGAGGACATGAAGAAGCACTACCCTGCTCGTCCTTTCGACAAGTTTTGCCTGTACCGCTCATGGACTTGGGCGGGCGGTTTGGCTGCTAAGCAGTTGAATACAAGCGCTGTGTTCACAATCGCTTGAGTGTTTGCGTGGATACTCAAGTGGTAAAACTGACAGCTGACGTGGGTGAGTCGTCAGCTGTCGGACCTTGAGTATCCGCGCGCCTACTTAAAGCCGAGGGCTCCACCATGCAACATTGCTCCTGCATCGTTTTTCTCGATGGCGACCGTAATTCGTCCGTGCATAAAACGGACGTAACGGTGGCTGAAATCGTCTTGCTACGTGCGATCCACGGACCAGACGCCGTGGACGGGATCAAGCCCACCTTTGTAGGCCGGGAAAAGCCCGCTCAGGATCTGGCCCGGCTGCGCGTGGAATACGCCAATTCCAACGTCACCAAAGAAGGCGGCTCGTTGATCGAGGCCGTCTACCCCGGACGCAATCCCAGCGTGCCGACCAAGCTGGCCGACATCGAGCAGTCCGCCTTTGACGAAGGCGAGGATGACGACGATTACCCGCCAGTGCCGGAAGAACAAGAGCCACAAGAGCCCGGTGACGCGCCGCAAGCGCGCAACCTTGGCGGACGTCCGCGCAAGCATCCCCAGCTGACGGAGTAACCGACTATGCGCGGCAAGACGCTGGGCGAACTGGTGACAGATTTTCGTGATGAAGCCGGGTTGGCCAGCACGTCCGCGCTGTCGCAAAACGTCTTGGAAGCGATCAAGACCAAGCTGCGCCGGACCCAAGAAGTCCTGTACGCGGACTGGGCGTGGCCGTTTCTGCGCATGCAACGGGACGAGCTGCTGAAGGCGGGGGAGCGCTATTACACCCTGCCGCCAGAGCTGGACCCGGACCGTCTGGAAGGTACGAAGGTCCGCGAAACCACGGACAGCACTTGGCGTCCGGTGCTCTACGGCATTGATATGTGGATGCGCAACGACTGTGACGCCGAGCTGGACGAGCGCCGCGACCCGGTGTGCGCCTGGGAATACTACGAGGGCAACCAGTACGAAGTCTGGCCCATGCCCGCCACGAATACCGGCGTTCTGCGCTTTACCGGCATGCAGCGGCTGCCGCCGCTGCGTTCGGACGCGGACCGCGCCGTGCTCGATGACCGCCTGATTGTGCTGTACGCGGCGGGCGAGTGGCTGCAACGGGCCAAAGACCCGTCCGCGCAAACCGTGCTGTCCATGGCGGACGCGCACTATCGCCGCGTCAAGGGCAACACGCAGCGGCAGCGCGTGTTCCCCATTGCCGCTGGCCAGCCGGTGCCGTGGGTGCCGATCACGATCAAGGCGCCGGGGACTTAATCCATGGCGTACCTGCTGATTGGCAACTTCCAAGGCGGCTTGGATACGCGCAAAAGCCCCTTCACCGCCCCGCCCGGATCGCTGCGCTACGCGCGCAATGTCCACCTGACCCGAGGCGCGGAAATCGAGGTGCGCAAGAAGTTCGTGCCGGTCTACAACCTGCCGCCGGGCAAGACCAAGGGCTGTACATCGGTCCGTGGCCAGCTCTATGTGTTTGGTGCGGAGGCGGGCGTGGCTGTGCCTGCCGGTGTGAACTACCAGCAACTCGGCGCGCCCGGCGGTTATGCGTTGGTGCGCATCCTCAGTACGGACAACTTCAACGGAAAAATCTACGTGGTCGGTCTGTTTGAGGACGGATCGGTTTATCACTTCTTTGACGGTATTCGCGTTACCGATTGGGATGCCATTGCCACGTCCGTAGCCAGCGTGCAGTCACTCGCAAGCCTGATGGCCAGCCGCGTCGATTCGCTGGAGGGGATCAGTGCGGTAGCCACCAACAACCAGGTGGTGGCTACCGCCGAAGTCCCCGGCGTGGCCTTCACCTACTCCACGAATGCGGTAAACGGCGGCGCGGTGAATGACCAAACGCTGACCGCCACCTTGTCCCAGGCGAATGTCGCCCCGATTGCAGCGGCCTACGCCACTTGCAGCTTTACCATCACAGGCGGCACGGACGCGCAGGGCGTCAACCAGATAACCCAAGTCGCAGTGGGCGGCGTGCCGTTGTTGGCGGGGCCGGTGGATTGGGTGCAAAGCAACAACTTCACGGCGGCGCAAGTGGCGGCGCGCATCAACGAGTTCACGCCGACCGTGCGCTGGGTCGCTGCTTACACCGCCAACAAGGTAACGCTCACCGCACAAGACGCAGGGGCCGCGCGCAATGGCCTGCCGCTGGTGGTGGGATTGAGCGGCAACGTCACCACCACGCAGGTTTCTCCCACGGGCGGCGGGGTTACGCCCGTCGCCGGTACGGCGCAGGTCGTCACCTTCACCTTCGGCGGCACCTTCGAAGGGATGGACATTTACTACATCACGATCAACGGCACGCAGATTGCGCTGCGCGGCAATGCTGCCGGTACAGGCCAGTTCGTCCGCACCCTTGGGCAAAAGGTCTACGCCACCAACGCCTCGCTAATGCACTTTTCCGGGTTCACGGGCACGCCTGCCGTGCCGGACCCCACGCAATGGGGCAGCGATACCACAGGCGCCGGGTTCGTCAACATGTCCACGCAGGATGGTGGTTCGTCCGAGCTGACCGGTCTGGCCGTGTATCAGAACCGCATGGCCGTGTTCTCCCGGCGCAACGTGCAAATCTGGACCGTGGACGCGGACGAAGCCAACAACAAGCAGGACCAAGTGCTGTTCAATCTCGGCACCAAGGCGCCCCGGACACTGGCGGCGTTTGGTGACATCGACGTGTTTTTCCTCAGTGAATCCGGTGTGCGCTCACTGCGCGCCCGTGATGCGTCGAACATGGCCAGCGCGGACGACGTGGGTTCGCCCATCGACGGCGAGCTGCTGGCCTACATGCGCTCGCAGGACGAAGCCGTGGTGACGCAGGCCGTGGCCATTTCCGAACCGTTTGAAGGGCGTTATCTGCTGGCGGTTGGCCCCCTGATCTACGTCTTCTCGCATTTCCCAGGTGCGAAAGTTTCGGCGTGGACGACCTACACGCTGGATGAAATCGGGCCAAACGCCGTGGTCACGGATTGGGCCGTGACGTCGAATTCACTGGTCGCGCGCGTGGGCGATCAGCTCTGTCTCTACGGCGGACTGTCCGGTGTGCAGTACGACGTCACAGGCGCCTTTCCCTACGAAGTCCGTCTGCCGTTTCTGGACGCGGACGTGCCGACCGCCAAGAAGTCTATCCAAGGTCTGGACGTCGGCGCCGAGGGTTACTGGGACATTTACCTGGCACTCGATCCGCAGCAACCGGACGTCACCGAAATTCTGGCCAAGATCAAGGATTCCACCTACGGCGAGCAGGGCATGTGCGCGGCTGTAGGTGACTCCACACACTTCTCGCTGACCCTGAAAGGAAAATCCAATGGGTACGCCCGCCTCGCAAATTTGGCTATCCACTTCCGCAGTCATGAAAATAACTAGACCGCGTTATGTCGATTGCCTCTATGTCTGCCGCCACTTGCGGACGCAGGACCGCGCCGAAGTGCTGGCCACGCACTGGTCTGACGATCCGGTGGATCTGGCGCACCCCATCGCGTTCAGCCGCGAACCGCTGTCGTGGTGCCTGCATGGTGTGGACGACGAGCCGGTTTGCCTGCTCGGCGCCAATCAGTTGTGGCCGGGATTCTGGGCGCCGTGGGCCATGGCCACGCCGCGCTTTGAGGAAATCGGCAAGGCCGCTACCCGCTTCGTCAAACGCCACATGATCCCGCAGATGGTCGAGCTGGGCTTTCAGCGCGCCGAGTGCCGCACGCTGGACAGCAACGTGGTGGCTGCGCAATGGCTGGAGCGTTTGGGCGCGGTCCGCGAATCGGTCAACCCGCGCGTAGGACGCGACGGACAGACCTTTCACACCTACGTCTTTTATCCCGAGAACTGCCATGAAGTGCGCCCCGGTCGTTGATACAGCGGACATTCAGCGCGCCTATCCGGTGCTGGCCGAAGGCTGTCTGCGCGTGGCCACACGCGAGGGCCAGCCGTTTTTTGCGCCTGCCCTGTACGCCGAAATCATGGCCGGACGCTGGGCGCAGTTTGTCGTGTACGACGATCAGGGCGAGGCCAGCGGCGTGTTCGTCTGCCGCGCTCAGGATGACACCCGCACGGGTAAACCCGTGATGTTCGTTTTGCTGGCCTATGTCCTGCCGGGGCATGGCTCAGAAGCGTTAGCCGCAGGGTTCGCCGCCTGCAAGCAGTACGCCGCGCAGTGTGGCTGCGCCAAGGTCCAGTTCGCCTCTAAGCGAGTGGGTTGGGCGCGGCGTGCGCAACAGCTGGGCTACAAGCCCGCTCAACAACTTTACGAGCTGGAGGTGCAGCCATGAGCGGTGGCGGCGGTGGTGGATCTGACGACGGCGTGCAATACCAGCGCGAGCAGGAGGAAGCGCGGCAAGCGCGAATCCGCGAGGGTATGACGCGCATTGACGAATTGTTTAACGGCAAAGACGTCCCGGCGACCTATGGCACCCGGTACGGCGAGCGCGTGGCCTTCGATCCCTATTGGGGTACGGCGCCGGGCACCTACTACGACAATAACGGGCGACAGCTGACGTTCACGTCACAGAATCAGGCGCGCAAAAAGCACGGCGGTATCGACGTGCGCACGCCGGAATATGGCTTGGTCGATACGCCGACCGAGCTGTACACGTCGATGCCTCAGCAATACGAGCTTACCCCGGCGCAACACGTCGGTGGCTTTGATGATTCCGTGTTCAACAAGCGCGCGCAAGCCTACCAAGACTTCGCCATGCCGCAGGTTGAACAGCAATACGCCGATCAGCAAAAGGCACTGACCTATGCCCTGGCACGCGGCGGCAACCTGCAATCGAGTCTGGCGAGCAACAAGACCGCCGAACTCGACAAGGACTATGGGTTGCAGCGTCAGGCCGTGATCGACAAGGGGCAGGATTATGTCAATCAAGGCAAAGCGGATCTGGCCAGCCAGAAGGCCAGCGCCGTCAGCATGCTGCAAGCGACGGCGGACCCGGACGCCGCCTACAACGTCGCCGCGCAATCGGCGCAACAGCTCTCGACCATGCCGTCGTTCCAGCCGCTCGATCCCGTGGTTAAGAACGTCGCCGCCGGACTCGGCACCTACCTGACCAACCAGCAGACGGCGGACGCCATCGCCAAGGCCAATTCGGGCGGTTCCTACAGCCTTCCGGCCAACTGGTCCGGCTCCGGCAAGGTGGGGAGGTAAGCCATGTGCAACCCCTATGCAATCGGGCTGATGGTCGTAGGCACAGCCATGCAGGCGAACGCGCAGAAGCACCGCCAAGCCAACATGGAGGACGCCGCCGAGGACGCCCAAGCCGCTGAGGCCGCGCGCCAGACCAAGATGCGCGAGGAACGCGAGAGCGTGCTGGTGGACTCGCAGGCCGGTATGGGCCGCGAGGCACAGGACGCCGCGCTGGCCGAAGCCCAAGCCAAGCGCGAAGCGGCCTATGCGCCGGAGAACGTGCCGGACTCGTCCGCGACCGGCAGCTATGCAGGCGTGGCCACGGACAGCGACGTGCCGAAGATCATCAAGGAAGACGCCGACAAGAAGCGCGCAGCGTCCGCAGCGGACGTGCGCAGCGTCGGGGATGCCCGCGCGCGCTTGGGTGCCTATGGCGACGTGACGCTGGGTAACAAGATCGCCAACAGCAATACCGGCAACACCCTTGGCATGCTCGGCGGCTTCGCCCGTGGTTCGGCCAACCTGCTCCCCGGTGAAGTACAGGCGGCGATGGCCAAGCACGCAGGCGACCGCAAAGGACAGGAATTGCTCGGCACCGCACTGCAAATGTACGGCGGCTTCGGTGCACCGGGTATGGCGAGCGGCGCAGGCAGCATGTACGGCGCAGCCATGGGTGGATCGTCCAGCGCAGGCGCCACCGTGGGCGGCTACAGCGGCAACTTGGCCGGGTTTACACCAGCGGCGGGCGCAGCGGGTAACGCAGCGGCGGACGCCGCTGCGCCGAGCATGCTGGGCGGTCTGTACGCCAATGGTCAGGCCATGGGCTATTCGCCCTACGCGGCGCAGATGGGTTCAATCATTCCACGCAGCGCAGGCTCCACGCAGGCCGGATATACCGGCATTGGTTCGTTACTGGCGAACCGGAGGTAAGCCATGGCCACTCTCGCAAACCCGCTCTACGCGAACGGCGTACCGACCTACAGCAATGAGGTCGGCGCGCTGGGCAGTGTGTTCCAGGCACTGGCGCCCAACCCGCTGCGCGACCTGCAAATTCAGGGTTACGCCAGTAACGCGCGGCTGCACAAGCTGCAAGGCGATGTCATTCAGGATTCGCGGACGTCACGCAGCACAGCGGCGGACCTTTACGGCCAAGGCAATTATCGCGGCGCCGGGATTGAATTGATGCGCGGTGCAGATCCGTCCGTCCTCAAGGAAATGGGCGGCTTCAACGAAGCGCTGTATGCGTCCGGCGCAGCGCAAGGCGAGAGCGTAAGCCCGATGGTGCAAGCCACGCTGTCGATGGGTAACGGTGGTAATTACGCAAATACTCAATTGGGCTTTAACGCCAATCAGGACCGCCAGACGCAGGAAGCCAATCAGAAGAACGACACCATGCGCCGGGGCGATGACCTGCAATACAACGCCTCGATTTACGGTTCCAACGCACAGGCCGCTGTGGGGCATGAGCGCAACCGCTTCTATCAGACCGCCGAGGCCAACACCAACGCCGAGAACACGCGCTACCACAACCTCACAAACGCGGCGGCGCTCGACAAAAACGATGTCGATTACGACGTGGGCATGGACCGCAACGCGAAGGGGCTTACGGGCGAACAATACAAGGCGGACCAGTCACGTTTGGCCAAGCAGTTCGACACCGAGCATGACGTAAACAAGACCACCGGCAGCGGTGGCGCGGTGGTGGACCCGGCCAAGTTTGATAATGCCTTGCTGCAAAACCTGCCGGGCAGCACGCAAGACGACAAAGGTTGGCTGGTTAACCCGTCGATATTGCCTGCCGATCTGGCCGAAGTGCGCACCCGTGCCGCGCACTATCTCCAGCAAAACCCGCGCGACCAGTACGGCGCGATTCAGCGCGCCGTAGCCGAAGTGTTCGGCCAAGCACCCACCATCACGCCCGAAGTGGATAACACATGGCCTGCTGCAAACACGCCCGCGCAGGTTGCGACCTTGCCTGCTGGCCAGCGTCCGCCGCTGCCGAATCTGGCGCAGCAATTCGCAGCGCCGCAGGCAGCCCCGGCGCCCATGCCAATGCCTGCCGCCGCACCCGCTGCCGCACCAGCTGGTGGCCTGCACCCTGATCTGGTGGCCGCGAAAAACGCCGTGGCCAGCGGTAAGTCGCGGCAAGCGGTCATCCAGCGTCTGGTGCAAGGCGGGCACAGCCCTCAAGAAATTCAAGCAGCGGGGATCTGACCATGGCGCTGTCCTTTGATGATCTGCCGGAGGAAAGCCAGGTAGCGCAGACTTTTGCGGGCCAGCTGGCGCCGGGCAACATCGATCTGCACAAGCGTCCGGTGGTGAAAAACCCGGACGGCTCAATCAGCACCGTGCGCTCGATGTCGGCCAACTTCGATGGTAAGGAATATCTGATCCCCACCGTCGCGGCGGACGGCTCCGGCATTCTCAGCAATGAGGACGCGATTCAGCAGTACCTGAAAACTGGCCAGCACCTGGGCGCGTTTGATACGCCAGAGCATGCGACGGCCTACGCGGAATCGCTGCACAACGACCAAGCCAAAGAGTACGCGGCTCCACCCGCAGCTGGCGGTCTGTCCTTTGACGACCTGCCGGACGAAAGCCCCGCCGCGTCCGCCGGTCCGGTGGTGATGGACGACGGCACCGTCAAGCCCGGCGCACCGCAGCCGTCGCCGCTGGTGCAGCGCTACATGCAAGACCCTGCCGTGCAGGCCGCAATGAACATCAAGCGCGGCACGTTGGCTGGTGAGGCCGCAGCCTTCGGGCCGAATCTGAATCAAGCGTTTCACTCCACCCTGATTCCGTCGATGATCGACTACCAGAAAAGCGGGGCGGCGGACCGCGCGGACGCGGAAACCGCGCAATGGCGCGGCAACATGGTCGGCGGCGGACTGGATCAGCTGACACCGCGTCAGCGGCAGATGGCTGAGCTGGACCCTGAGCTGGCCGCGCGGCAGATGGGCGATCAGCCGGGCCGTCCGCTGACCACGCCGGACCAGTACCAGCAGCAAGCGCTTGACGCGACTGCACGCGCGATTCCGAAGGAGGCGGCATTCGCGCAACAGCAGCTGCGTGACGAAGCCATTGCGCAAGCGGTCCCCGGCTACGACACCGCCGAGGGCGCGCTGGGCAAAGTCTTTGCCGGAGTAGGCAGCGGCACCGCGATGTTCCTGGGCAACTTGCCTGCCATCGAAAACGCGGCCATCCCCGGCGGACGCGCCGCGACGTTGCTGGGCACCTTCGCCAAAAACGCCGCGCCAAACGCCCTTGGTGCTGTGATTACGGACCCCATCGTGCAGGCCAATCGCGTAGCGACCGGCATGCAGGAGAAATACGACCCGATGCAGACGGGTATGGCCGGTGCCACGGGCGGCGTGCTGGGCGGCACCCTTGGCGGTGCTGGGCATGCGTGGGACAGCGGCAAGGCGTGGGCGAAGCGACGTAACACCGCGCCGCAGCTGGTGCCGGGTGAAGGTCCGCGCATCGATCCCGAGCAGCTGTTCAACCAGACCAAGGCCGTATCCGAGCAAGGCCAGCGCGTGGCCGAAGATCCCGAGTTCCAAGCGCAGATGGTTGCGCAGAACACCGGGACGAATCTGCCGCCTTCGCAGACCATCCCGCAGCCCGGCGAACGACTCTCCCCGGCGCAATACAAAGCGCGCAACCAGACCGAGAGCGAGCTGTCGCAGCTGTTCAACAACGAGGCGAATATCTGGCCGCGCGATCAAGTGCAGGTCGGGCCGGAGGGGATCGAGATTCCCGAGGGTACGCAGCCGGTCCGCGATCCAACCGGACGGCAGGCCACCACCGACACCCTGGCACCGCTGCGCGAGGCCGAGGCACTGCTACGCAAAGCCGGGATCGAGCCGGACGAGGACATGATGCGCACCGTGGCCACGTACCAGCAGCAGGGCTTGAGCCCGCTGGGCGCGGTGAATGCGTTCAAGCGTGCGCGCACCGCTGCCGCGCGCGAGGGTATGACGCCGGATCTGGAGCGCGCCGCAGGCGAGAAAGCCAACAGTCAGCAGTTCGCCAAGGAAGCGTTCGACATTGCCGACATTCGCCGTCAGCGCCGCGAGAAAGAGCTGGGCAACTGGAATCCTGAACTTGAGCCGGACTATTCGGCGGGAGCTGGCCGTGCGCAAGACCTCACATCACGCATGCGTCAGGATCTTGCTGCGCGTTCTCAAGCTCCACACGCAGGGCCGGATGGCCACGTCGGCAGCGCTCAACCCGCACCGCGTCGTTCGGTTGATGTTATTGGCTCGAAATCGGTCGGCGGTCTGCGCGGTGAGTATCTACCAGGCCAGCGTCCGGGCGCACCTGAAGCCCCACAAGAAGGCCGCACGGGTGACTTGTTTGAAGGCGAGCGCGTGGAGCCCAAGCTGGAAAGTCCGGCAGAAACCCCGGCGCCTAAACAACCCGCAGAGGCGCCCGCCGAGGCAGGGCCAGTCCGCGCGCTAGGTTCGGACGACATTCTGGATCGCGCCTTTGCCAAGAGCGAGCAACCCGCCGCGCCTTCGGACAAGCCAAATCTCGATCACCTGACGCCGGATCAGCAGCGCCGAGTCGCCGCGCTCGATCACGAAATTGCCACGTCCAAGGCGTTCGACCCTCCCGAAGAAACGGCCAAGCTGCAACAGGAATACGACGACCTAGTGAGCGGCAAGGCGCCTGAGAGCGCGCCAGAGACGCGCGCCGCTGAAACCCCGGCGGATACTCCCGCAGCACCGGGAACACATCCGCGCGAAGTGCTGGACGCACTGGACAACGAGCTGGCCGGGACCAAGTGGGACACCGTGGGCGGCAAGCTGAACCGCGACAACGAAGGCAAGGTGTCGCGGACAAAATGGGCATCGAGCAATCCCGACATCCATGCCGTGCTGACCGCGTACAAGACCAAACCCGAGCAGGCGCGCAATCTGATCGCGCGTTCCAAGTCTGGCAAGGGTAAGCCCCTGACCGAACGTCAGCAGAACATCGTGGACGATCTGGCCAAGGCACTTGCAGAGCGCGGCGCGCCACGGTCCCCGCGTCCAACGGTAACGCCGGACCGTCCAACACCAGCGCCCAAGACTGGGCCCGCGCCCAAGGCAGCACCAGAAGCCAAGGCCACGGACGAGGACGCATTGCGCAAGCAACTGGAGCGCTTCCACCCTGACGTGCGCAGCGGCCCGGACGGTCCGCGTATGCACGTCGGTAAGGATGACGACGGCATCCCGCTGCCGCTGAGCGCCAAGGAAAAAGCCCGGCACAAGGCGCTGAGCGATGAAATGAAATCGCTGTACAGCGGCAAGATGACCCGCGCCCAAGAGAATCGCCACGCGGATCTGCACGAAGAGCTGCGCGACTTGGAGCGCGAAGGCGCGGACCGCTACCTTGGCAAGAAAGCAGCGCCAAAAGAGAAAGCCCCGGATCTGGAGCTGAAAGGCGAGACCGAGGCCGAGCGCGCCACCCGCGAGAAAGACGCCAAGGCCAAGGACAAAGAGCAAGCAGAGAGCCGTAAGGCGACCGAGGACAAGGCTCAGGCCGACAAGGACCGTGATGACTTCAAGCTGTCCGGCAGTGATCGTCCGGCGGACGTGGCCACCAGCCACGGCCAAGGCACCTTGCTGGACATTGGCGCGGTGCCGAAGCTGGCCGCGCGCCCGGTCAAAGCGCTGTACCGCCGCCTGTTCCACGGCGATGACAAAAGCTCGATGTCTGACGTGGCCAAGGATCTGGCAGCGGCCACCCGTGACCTGTTTAGCCGGGAGAGCCCGACCAAACGCGGCGTCGTCAAAGACGCATGGCGCCGGTACGCGACGGACGCGGACAGCAACCTGCGCAGCTTGTTGAAGCCGTTCAAGGGCGACATTGGCGAGCAGATCGCGGATGCCCTGCACGTTCAAGCCGGGGACAAGAAAGGCAAGGGCGCTAGTCTGGACGAGCGCCGTCAGCAACAGACCAACCCGCGCGAACACAAAATCGAGGCGCTGGACGACTGGCTGCGTGACAACAAGATCAATACCCCGGAGGCCCAAGCGCAGATCATCAAGCTGGTGGAAAACCCCAACACGCCGCGCCGTGGCTTGCTGGGCGAGGCCGCCAAGAAGGTCGAGGCGTTTTACAAGGAAATGCTCGCCTATCAGAAAGAGGCAGGCGTGGACGTGGGCGAGGTGAAAGGCTACTTCCAGCGCGTGCTCGATAATGGCAAGGTCGCTGGCCACCGTGGCAGCTTCCTCAAGGCCGCGAAGAAAGCTTACCAGCAGGACAATCCGCGCATGACGGACGCGGACGCGCAGAAAGCCGCCGAAGCCTATTGGGAGCGGGAAGTGAACGGCGACATTGCCAAACCTGGCACCCCAAACCTTGCCAGCGGCGGTGCTACGCCGTCGCACATGAAAGCGCGGGCCTTTTCCAAGGACGCGGCCAAGCATCTGGATGACTTCTACGTGAAGGAAATCCCGGCCATGCTCTCGACGTACCTGCACCGCGCCGTGCAGCGTGCCGAGATTGCCAAATCGGGCGTTACCATAGACGGCAAACACGTCCCCTTCGGTGACAATTTCAGCAACTGGGAAACCATCACTGACGCCATGCGCAAGCAAGACCCGGAAGTCAGCGGCGTGTTGGGCGAAATGAGCAAGCTGGTGGCGACCAGCGCCGGGATCAGTGATTCCAAGCTGGGCAGCGGCGTGCGTAACGCGCTGGGCGCGGTCAAGACGGCGACCACGCTGGGCAGCATGGAGAAATCCGCGCTCAGCTCGATGACGGAGCTGCTGACCCCCAGCCTGCGCGCCTCCATGGGCGAGCTGAACGACATCCCCACCGCGCTCAAGGCCATGGGTGAGCACGCTTACAACTCCGTGCGCACCGCCGTGGGCGGCAAGTCCGGGCGGACCAACAAGCTGCAAAACACCTTCGACGTGGCCAGCGCGGCGGGGGTTATCGGCGGCAGTGGCCAGCACAGCCTCATGGCGGCGCGCGCTTCGGCGGGGGAACCCACGCAGCGCGCTGCGTCCGCCATGCTGTCCAAGTTTTTCGGGCGCAACGGACTGGAGCACCTGACCAACTACCAGCGCGCCACAGCCACCGGCCAAGCCATGGACTTCCTGAAACGTCTGTCTGCACCAGGGCGACAAGGCAAGGCCAAAACGGAACGCTTCTTGGGCGAGCTGGGCATTGCGCCGAAGGATCAACCCGCCTTCACCAAATGGGTGCGCGAGCTGGACGGCAAACACGCCACCCCGGCGGACCTGAAAGGGCCAATGGCGGACAAGTACAAAACCGCCATGCTGCGCTTTGTCGATCAGGCGATTCAGCGTCCGTCCGCGTCCACCCGTCCGGCATGGGCCAGCGATCCGCTGGGCTCCACCGTGTTCCAGCTCCAATCCTTCAACTTCGCGGCACAGAAGAACATCCTCAACCGCATGGGCAAGGCCATGGCGGACAAGGATTTGAGCGTGGCCGAGCGCGCCAAGATGGGCGGCAGTTTCCTTGCCCACATGGCCGCGATGACCGGGATCAGCGCGGCGGTGTGGGAGGCACGGGACGCCGCATTCAGCCGTCCTGACAGCCGCAAGCTGACCACCGGGGCCAAGGTCGAGCGCGCCCTGTCCGGGGCAGGCTCTTTCGGCAAGTACGATTCCGCGCTACAGGCCATCGGCGGCGGTGTGCGCTACGGCACGTCGCCACTGGCCGCAGTTGGTGGTCCGGGTTTGGGCAACGCGGCCAATCTGGTCAGCAGTCTGTCCGCGCTGAGCGGACCGAACAACTCCAAGAACACCAACACCGCCGAACGCAAGGCGGCGCGCACGGCCTATCAAGTCCTGGGCGAACCGCTGCTGCAAGCTGCACTGACGCCGATCAAGGCCAGCCCGGTAGGGTTGGGCCTGACTGCCGTAGGTGTACCGAAAGCGGGCGAAATGCTGGTGGACGCCATGCTGCCGCCGAAGGAAGGGAACAAGAAGGAACTGCCACCGATTGAGAGCACGTTTGAGACGATTAAGAAAAAGTTCACGGACGAGGACGAGGGCGGCAGACCGAAACGAGCGGAACGCGCAAGCCGTCCGCAGCGGGCATCCCGTCCGCAAAACTAAACCGGAGGTGTGACATGCCAGCGTGGGTATCGAGTTTGTTGCTTTGCCTGACCTTCATCATGGTGCTTCTGTTGTTCGTGGGCATCCACCTATAAACGAGAAAGCCCGCTTCGGCGGGCTTGTATTTCTCGAAACCGATTAGGCGCTGGTAGCGCGGCGCTTCTTTGCTTCCGACACAGCCTTTTTCGCCACCTGCGAGCCGGTCAGCGGTTCGTCTTCTGCCACAGCATTCCAACTGAAATCGTCGGTCTCGCCCTCAGCGGCCTTCGCTTCGTAGAATTTCCAGATGTGATAGAAGAAGCCGCGCAGCGTCATGTTGTGGTCGATGGCCTGCATCAGAAACGTTTTCTGTTCTTCGCGCGTCAGGTCGATAGACATGCGCGTAATCTGCCCTCTATTGCGCTGACCGGTCTTGCTGTTGACGGTCCGGCCATCCTTCTTTTCAGTCTGAGTATTTACTTTAATAACCATTTTTCTGTGCCTCGGGGTTGGCAATTTATCGATATTTAGGCTTTTGCTAACTCGGCAAAAACAGCTTCTGCGCGAGTGCGTAGAGAGACGTAAGGCACCTCTAAAACGGAGCGTCCTGCATCCCCTGCCTTACCGTAAGCGGCGTACATGCGTAGATCTTCGTCTACTACTCGGAAGTTGTGCGCGGCGATTGTTTCCTTAGCATCACGGGCTTCTGCGTCAGTGAGTGCCTGACTGACTAGGAAAATGATTTTCTTCTTGGGGGTGCCGTTGGCCACCAATTCCTCCGCTAGCTCAAGGGCGGGCTTTAGGTTGATTGTCGAGGTTCGGGTAGGGATCACCACACAATCGGCGTGCTCACAGAGCATTAGCGTATCCACACTGGCGTGGGGGGCTCCATCGAAAATTACCGCGTCGAAGCCATCCGCGTGCTTAGGAATGTCTCTTAGATTCATGCAGCGGACGAGCTTAAAAGCGAGTGGCCTATCTCCTAATTTGCTCAAGAGCACGCTAGAGAATTGAGGCCGATCTACGTCTAGCAAGGTCGTTTTCCTACCGAGCTTTGAGAGGTAATAGGAGAGGGCATAGGCAACGGTCGATTTTCCGTCTCCGCCTTTCTGTCCGACGATTGCCCATACTTTTTGTTTAGTCATACTTTTAACCCCCACAGGTTAACCAAGTTTAGCTACAGGTCGTCGCAGTAGTGCGACAACCTGTCGTAAATATATTAGGTAAATTGTCAAAACGCCAGTATTTACTTAAATACTCAATTCTTGGCGTAGCGTGGCCCTGAGAAGCCCGCCACAGCAAGCGGCATGCCTCTAGCCCACGGCGGACGCTGTGCCATCAGGCGTCCGTATAGCGCGTCATCCGCTGTTTCCGGGGCTTCCGCGACGTTCTCGTCATGCACGGAAAGGACCGGTGGGAATCCCGCATTTTCACAGCGCAGCATGGCCGCTGCGATGAAATCAAAAGCATCTCCTTGAGTAACGTTCTCGGCCCATAATCCACCGCGTCCGTGAGATGAAGACCATTTGTGCGTATTGGGATTAATACCCATAAACCGCACGCTTTCCTTCTGAGCACCCCACGGCGTTGTGAGTTCCGTCCATGTGGCGTAGGGATAGTACAGCAATCGCCCGGAGGGCAATTGACACATTAAATAGGGTATCCCTTTGATCTTCCCTAGCTGAAACGAGATACCGCGATAGCTGAAAACCTTCTTAGGTTCACGCACCGCACAGATAGCTGCCTCATCCAATTTATCCCAAAATGCCACTATCGCCGGGTTGGTCTCCCTCCAGGCCAGCTTGAGCATTTCAGCGGTCAGCCAAGTGCGCTCTTTTATGCCTGTCTTAAAACCAAAGACGGACCAACCCCACTCCGCTTTAGAGACCGCTGCACGACTGACGGACTGGCTCACTACCTCATAGTAGTCAGCGAGATTGATTCCGTATTTACGTGCTTGCTTAACCAAAGCTGGCGATCCGCCAGCATAGCCTAGTGACAATTCCATTGTCTTGCCTAGCTGGCGTAGGCGGTCCGTGACTTCCTCGACCGGGATACCAAACGCGCGTGCCACCGCCAGCTTGTACAGGTCCGGTCCGCGTCCGGCATCGAACGCGGCAAAGGCGTCCAGCTTCCATTGCTCTCCCGCCATCCGGGCGATGCAGCGACCCTCGATGTTGGAGAAGTCACGCACGAATAGCTTGTGCTTGGGCTTGGCAACGATGAACCCCCGGATCGCGTCCGCCATCGGCGGCAGGACCGCACCAAACACCATTTCCAGCAGGTCGTACTTGTTCTGAGCGGTGTACTCCGTATTACGTAATATCTGTACTACGTACTCGACAAAGTTTGCCTCCAGCTCAGGGCGGGGCAGGTTGTGCAGCTGCGCGCCCTGTCCGGTCCAGCGCCCCGGACCGGCGCCGTTGAACAGCAGCAGGCCGTGCATGCGTCCGTCCGCCGTCCGCCGGATGAACTGCGCGATCTTGGCCAGTGACGCTTTGCCGAAGTCCTGGCGCAGCTGGAGCGCGGCGCGGGCTTTGCCTTCGACGTGCTCACTGTCCAGCAGGGCTTGCAGGTGCTCTTTGTCCAGCGAGGGAGTGTCCACGCCTTCGCTGGCCAGCCAGTCGCGCAAGCCTTGGATCTGCGCGATACCGGTACACTTGCCGCCGGTAATCTTGCGCAGCAGCTTGTTCGCGCCCTTGGCTGCCAGCTCCAGCAGGTCGCGCGATTGCTCCACCAGATGGGTGTCGATCTGGATACCGCGAATGAAGTTCATGCGGAAATCCATTTCCCAATACTGGCGGTGCGTCGGCGTCAGTGGGCGCAGGAAGTGCTCGCTCCAGCGCTCCACCTCGACGTCCTGCATGCAGTACAGGCCGAGGCGGTGGCGGCGGTCGGGATCGTCCCACCACGTCACGCTGCCGTCCGGTCCGACGTAGCGCGGACGGGCCATTTGCAGCATCAACCGGCGCCCGGCGGCGTCCTTCTGCATGCGGTGGTGCTTCTGGTCCAGCGCACCGGCCAGTGCGTCCAGATTGCGCGGCAGGCCCATCACCACGGCGCGCGCTTGGGTGCAGTCGAGTTGCTGGTAGGTCATTGGCGGCAGCTCGATGCCCAGCTGGCGCGGCAGAATGATGTTCCAGCAGTGGTATTCAAACTGTACCGAGAAGCCGGAAACGGTGCCTCCAGACGCGATGTGCTCGATGATGCGTCGGGGGATTGGCTGGCCCGGCTCCCACAGGGCCACTTTTTCGTGGTTGAAAGCCCAGGCGAAACACCAGCAGCTGGTGCTCGGCTCGTTGGCATAGATCACGGTCCCTACTTTGGTCAGGTCGAGCCGGGAGCGTGATTCAAAGTCGATGTGCAGGCGGTCTTCGGACATAAAAAAGGCGTGAGTATTTACACAAATACTCACGCCGCCTCCCTCTGGTCAGGTAAGCAGGTCTTCTTCGTCTTCGGTTTCCACCTCGTCGAAGTCGTCTTCTGCCCGGCTGCCGCCGCTCAGGTGCGCACCGTCGCCAATCTTCTGCACGTTGTTGAGGCCGAAGCTGACGCCCTTGCCGCCTTTGTCATCGGTCCATGTGTAGGCTTGGATCGACATGCGCACGCGCGCACCGGCATACAGCTCGGACTCGTCCATGATTTCGTGGACGTGCTGATCCACCAGCTTTGGCTTGTTAACGGCGGTGACGCGAATGAACACGTCGCCTTCCTCGATCCCCTCGGGCACCTTGTCCAGATCCTCCGACGTGAGGAACGGGGTTTTCAGCTTCTTGGGTTTCTGCTCGCCCCATTTTTCTGCGATCACTGCGTCAACTGCCGCCTTCATCGCCTTGAACTGCGCGGTTTTCTGAAACTTGGGCTTGATGCAGAGCGTGGCCGTAAACTTCGGGCGTCCGTCGCGGGTCTTCTGGTCGGACCGTGGACGGAACAGGTGCTCAAACATCAAGATCCCTTCCGGGCTGATAATGACTTCACTGCGGGCTTCGCCGGGCATAAGTGTTTCTCCGATTCACTGTTTCAAACAGGCGTAAATTCGGCGGCGGGACCGGACTTAACGCCCGGTCGAGAGTCGGTATCACGCGCTAGGGTGGTGCCGCTCGACACCTTCTTGGTCAGGTTGGCCATGTCCGGGCGGCGGTCTTTTTCAAGCAGCTTTTCCGCTTGTGCGGGCGACAACAGGGAGCGGTCCCAAATGGCAGCGGGATCGGCGCCGAGCTTCACCAGCTCGGTGGCAATCTGATCCTGATCGCCGTCCCATGAACGAGTGGCGCGCTTGTCCACCAGCTTCCAGCCGGGGAACGGGTCGCCACTTTCCAGCGTGCGGTGTGTAAAGTCCTGGCACGCTTTCACCCACGCCACCAAAGCCGGTGCGGCATCGAGCACGCGGGTGATGTCGTCCTTACTGAGCAACGACGGATCATCGAAGATGGGTTGCAGCAGTCCGTCGCTGAACTCCAGTTGCGCTTGCGTCATCAGCCACGCTTGATGGGTCTTGCAGCGGGGCAACGCCTTGCAAAACTTCTCGCGGCAGTGATGTCCAGCCACCAGCGGCGCGTCCGGGCGTCCGGCATTGCGGACAATGACTGCCAGGTCTCCCATCCAATCGAGCAGGTCCAGTGCGCTGACGTCGGCCATGCGCACCGGTCCGTGCGGGTGCATGGCGCGCGGCTGGAAGATGCCCACGGACGCGGACTTGACCTTGTAGCCTTGCTCGCGCAGCTTCAGGGTCGCGCCGGTCGCGTAGTACAACGTCTGGCGGTTGGGCTGGCCTTTCTCGTTGCGCACTTCCACTGCCACGCCGGAGCCGTATTTCAGGTCCAGCGTCAGCAGGTGCCCGGTCCGTGGCCGGTAGCGGGTGAAGTCCGCCGAACCAAACAGCGATTCCGGCGCGTCCGTCACCAGCTCGTCGAGGTTGAAACTGGCCTCGATCAACACCACGTCGCCCGGTTCGCACTGCGCGCGGCAGTAGTCCACGTACTCGGTGATGTAGAGCACCATTTCCTTGTCAATCGTCATGTCCTCGAAACCGGGCATGGTCTTGCCAAGGAAGCGCTTGGGGAAAAAGCCGTTTTCAAGGCAGTGCGCGGCCAGCTCATGCGCAAGCGATCCCTCGCGCGCGAAGTGCCCGGCAGTGTTGGGCATGCCTTTGCTGAGCCGGTAGGAGCCGGGGCACAGCTCGACAAGGGCGATGACTGAACCGCCCAGCGCGCTGTGCTCGCTGTCCTTGGCTTCCTTGCCCGGCTTGAGCACGAACGTGGTCACAGGGACGCTTCTAGCACCGTCAGGCGCTTGGCAAAGGCGCGCAGGTCAGTCCCGGCGACTTCGCTGAACTTGGTGGCATTGAACTCGCCCAGGAGCGATTTGCCTTCCAGCACACCGGCTTCGTCCGCGAAGCTGGCGAAGCGCTCCAGCACTTCTTGGCGCAAGGCTTTGTCGTCGCCAGCGGCCTTGCCGTTGTGCTTGGCCTTGGCTTCTTTGGCGGGCGGCTCTGGTTCGCTTTCTTCGCCGTCGTCGCTGTCTTCTGGCGGCAGGTCCGGGTCGTCTTCGGGCTCAGGTTCTGGCGCGGCGACAGCAGCAGGCTTGCGGGTGCGTTTGGGTTTGTCCGGGGTCTGGCCGGAGGTCTGGCCAACACCGTCGATTCCGTCCGTAACCAGCACGGCTGCGGCGCTGCCTTCGACGGCGTAGCCGACTTGACCGGAAGTGCGACCGTTTGTCTCAAGTTCGTTGGCGAAGAGGGTTAAAGCGTTGGCGAGGGAGCGAATTTGCTGCGGATTGTCGTAGTTTTCGACAGAAATATTCAGGTGCATAGCATGCCTCTGTTTCGCTGGTGTGGTCTCAAGTTGCTATAAGTTGTTAAGTGTTTACTTAAATACTTATCTCTGAAACCTCAGAGTAGCAGCGAATTCAGGGCGTCAAGTTTGCGCAGCTGCACCATGTTCACAATCTCGTCCACCGAACCGGCCAACGAGACAAACCGGGCCAGACAGGCGTTTTTCTGGCCGATGCGTGACACACGGTTGATGGCTTGCAGGTTCTTCGACGGCGACCAGCTGGATTCCGCCATCAGCACGTCACTGGCAGCGGTGAGGGTGTAGCCGGTTCCAGCGGCGTCGAGTTGTCCCAGGAACACACGACAGCGCTTGAAGTTCTGGAAATGATCGACTTGGCGCTGACGTTCGGCAGGGGCCACGCCGCCGTGAACCATGGCCGGATACAGGCCGAAGCTGTACAGCAGGGCGTGCAGTCCCTCCAGCAGCTGGCGGTGGTGTGCAAACACCACCAGCTTGTTGTCGCCTCCCGCCAGTTCCTCGCGGATCAGCCGGGCTACGGGGTCGATCTTGTGGACCGCGATCAAGCGACGGAGTGTCGCAAGGTGCGTGCTGGACAGGGCTTCGCGCAACCGGGCCATGGCGTCCGGCGCGTCCGCCCGTAGGTTCTCCATCGCCAGCTTGAGCCCGGCGTAGTCGGGGTGATCCAGCAGCACTTGCAGCTCGCTCAGGTCGTCGGCTTCGATGGTCACGGTGCCGGTGCGCAGCGGCGGCAGATCCTTCATCACTTCGGATTTGCGCTGTCTGAGGATCACGCCTGAGAAGCGGCGGCGAAACTCCCCGGCATTGCGTGAGCCCAGCACGGTGACGCCGTACTGGCCGACTTTGAACTTGGCGTACCGGGTGAGAAAGCTGTAGTAACTGCGCACGTCCGGCCACTGCTTGCAGCCTTTGAGCAGTTCCGGCACCAACGCCGAAAACCAGCCGTGCAGCTCGCCTATATGGTTGGGCGCCGGGGTGCCGGACAGGCAGATGACTTGTCCGCTGCTCTTGACCAGACCGTCGCGCCCAAGGATCGCCGCGCCGCGCTTGGTGTCGAGGTTGTTGGCCATCTGGCTTTCATCGCACACCAGCATGTCCCACTGCCGGACGCGCAGCTGGTTGAGGATGGCGGGGTAAACCAGCAGGTCGTAGTTAACGACGATGACGGACGCCGGACCGATGCGCTGCGTGCTCGAAAGCACCAGCTCCACGTCCGGGTGGCCGGGCCAAAACAGGTCAAATTCCCGCGCCCAATGGATGCGCAGACCGGCAGGGACGATGACGAGCAGGGTGTCGGGGCGGTGTTGCTTGGCGTGCTCGATGGCGGTTGCCGTCTTGCCCAGCCCCATGTCCATGACCAGAAAGGCGTGGTGCGTGTCGCGCTCCTGGGAGAGCCAAGCCACTGCCGCGCGCTGGTTGGGCAGCAGCTTCGGCATCAGTGACGGCTCATGCTCTGAACCTTGCGGATTTCCGCCTCATAAGCGGCGATGCGTCCGCGCAGGTAAGCCGCCATGCGCTTGGACAGGAGGGCCAGCTCGCCGTCGAACTCAGGGAGCAGCAAGTCCAGCGAGGTGACGGTGATAACAGCGGAGCGCCCCGAAGCGCGCCACAGGCCGTCCGCAATGGCTGCCACCAGCCACATACGCGCCAGTCCGTGCATCACGCGGTCCGCGCTGCGCGCAACGTGCATGAATTCGTCCTGTTCCGCCGTCAACAGGATGGCCAACTTGGACATTTCCGAGTCCGTCATTTCGATCATGTTCTTAGTCCAGTAAAGAGTGCAGTTCTTTGGCCGACGCTTCATTTTTGGGAGGCGCGTCACGTTGCAGAAACTTGTGCAAGTTGAAGTCGATCCCGTCCGCGTCCGCCAACTTGGTGATATGCGCTAACCAGACCGGCGGGATTGAACCACGCTCGCGCCACTTGTCTAACGCGCGGATGGTAATGGGATGGCGGCGGGTATTCAGGCGTGCGAAAATCGCTGAACGTCCGCCAAACAGGTTGAAAATCGCTTGAACATCGAAGCTCATGGTCTAAACCTCAGTGAGCGGTGGCCGCTGGTCGCCTGCTTGTCTGGCACCGGCTGGCAATGCGATAGAGTGTAGCAGCTGCTTATCTACGTAAATACTGAGCGTCTGCTATTGTGATGTACGACGACCTGTAGCACACTCGGGCTAGGACTTGAGTTGCACTACCAACCCACAACCCTCCGAAGGACTGAATGATGCGTACACAAACCGCTGCGCGATCACAACAAATCCAAGAGCAACAAATGCTGCGCGACATGCAGCGAGCATTAGGGTTAACGGTCATCGACAAGGAGACCGAGCGAAGGGAAAACGCTAGGAAGCTGGATCATTACGGAGTCACACCGGGATTGCACATAGTCCTCTCCGTACAGAAAGGAAACATCGGAATCACGCACTACTACTGCTACCAGTCCAAAACCCTCATACGCGAAATCGCAATCATGGATGCCAAACGGCAGGCCCGTGAATCTGGCTACAAAACTCTTTGTGTACTTGATATAGCGGACTACATCAGTAGTGTTCCGCCGCATTACCTCACCGATAAAATCAACAAGTAAAACCTGTACAAATCAAAAATTCTTGTACAACAAAACCCGAGACAACAGACATGAAACAAATCACCAGAAAGCGCAGCATGGACGGCACGCCCTGGCTCCAACTGAACAAGTTGGACTATTGGACGATCAACCACCCCGGCGCCGGACCCAGCGGACGCGCGCTGATCTTTTCGCTAAAGACCAAAGACGAAACCGTTGCAAAGAAAGCGCTGCAAAGTTACATCGAGAAGTTGTCCGCCGATAAAAACGGACCGGACTTAAATACCGTTGGCGATATTCTCGACTGCTACAGCAAGTTTCACATCGACACCGATGTTCTTGATAAGGACCGGCGCAAAGTTTCTCTGGCGTGGCTCAAAGCGAGCCTTGGGAAATTCCCGGCGGACAACCTGCCACCCCTCACACTGAAAACGTATGAGGCCAACCGCGCCGCCGGAACGGCTCCAATTTATCCCGGTTATCCTTCCCACCGTTTGAACGTCTCCAAGTGCGCCGCCAAGGGAACCATCCGGCAGGAAATCAGCCTGCTGCGCACCGCGTACCTGTTTGCCGTCGAACATGCCGGATACAACCCGGCAGCCGTGCCAAAGATCAAAGTACCGGCGGCGGACGCTCCCAAGGACTTGTGGCTCAACGAGGAAGAGGCCAGTTGGCTGCTGCGCTTTGTGCAGGTAGAAGAACCGGAAACCGGGCGCATGTCGCGGTTGTGGCGGTTCGTCTGGCTGGTCCTTGGGACCGGCGGACGTAAAGCGGCGGTGCTGGGGCTCACCTGGGCGCAAGTCGATTTTTCCGTGGGGCGCATCAACTTCCAAGCGGCCAACACCACCGAGGACAAGAAGGCGTCCAGCAAGAAAAAGGTGTCCGTGGCCATCGCGGACTGGCTCCTGCCGATGCTCGAAAGAGCGCAACAGGAAGACGTCGGCCAGCCGTGGGTGCTCGATGTCGATACCGAGCTGCAAAGCCAGTTCCGCAAGCTGTGCAGTGACGCTTTCGAGGAAACAGGCAATCCGAAGTACCGCGACATGACGCCCCACTCTCTGCGCCACACCGCTGCAACCCTGATGGCCCGCCGTGGCGTCAGCTTGTGGGAGGTGGCCGGTGTCTTGGGCAACTCTGCCGCCATCGTTGAAAAAACCTACGCGCACCACTGCCCGGACCATTTGCGGACAGCGGTGAATGCGTGGAAACCGGCCCTCAAACACCCCGAGGTGGGGCCACTACTGGAGTGAAGGAATACGACCATGGGCGCAATCACCCCGCAAGATAGAAACATTCAGTTCTGCCGTGAGGCGATCAGAAACGGCGCGCGGTTCGTCCGCGTGGACAGCCTGCCTTTTCAGCGTAAAGAGCTGATTAAGTCGCTGGAGTACGTCGCCGGGAAGATCGTTAACACGCCCAAGGGCCGAATACTGACGTTTCGATTGCGCTTCATCCATGAAGTAAACCCGAACTACAACCCTGAGCTGGACACATCGCATCAAGGAATCTGACCGATGAAAACCCACAACGCTTTTGACCCGCTGAACATGTCGGAAATCCGCCAGTTCACGGTGATACCGGAATACCTGCACGGCCCCTACACCCGCGAGACGGAAACGGTTTACGAGTGGCATGCCGCCATGCTGCGCGATGCCTTCGGCCAAGCGTTCCGCCACCACACCAATATCGAGCGCGCGCTGGATTGCCTGTTTGTGGTCTGCCCCGAGCGCGGCCTGGGCTTCTGGATGCCCGCCAAGCCGGACACGCTGGACGTGTCTGTGCTCTCCAACGGCTACCAGAACCCGGCCATGGACTCCGCCAGCTTCGGCATGGCCACGACGCTACTGGTGGTTAACCATTTCGGCTGGTATCTGGCGGACGGCGCCGAGCAGGGCACCGCGCAATACCGCGCGGCGCAGCAAATGAGTGACCTGTATTTGTCCTTGCGTGATTGGGCGTTTGACCTGAGCGAGCAAGGTCTGCTGGACGGCGAAGCCATTGCCGGATTCATCGATTAATAACAACTAGGGACAGCAACCCCATGACCACCACCCTGCAACGTGTCCGACAGCTGCAAGAAGAAATCCGCGCCCGTGAGGAAATGCTCCAGAACTTGGCGCAGACCCCGGAATATCTGGCTGAGCAAGAGTTCATCAAAGACCTGCAAGACGTGCTGGAAATGCACGGACGGACGCTGCGCGAGGCCATCATGGCCATTGATCCGGGCATGCTGGGCACCGTGACCGAGGCCAAGCCGAAGCGTCCGTACAAGCCGCGCAAGGCCAAAGACGTCGAGTCTTTCAGTCTGAACGACAAGCCACCTGCACCTGCGCCGAAAGTCTCGCCGTTCGCCAACTTTGGTATGGCAGCCGTCGCGGCCACCAACCCAGAGAGCCCGCAAGAGCTGCTGGACGCCATCGGCGCTCCGGCGCAGCCGTCCGCCAAGCCGAACAAACCGGCGAAGCGTGCCAATTCTACGCGGCGCAAGTCGAGCCATAACGCGACACGCAACGCGGCACGCCGTATTGAGTGCATCAAGAACGGCACATGGTTCCTCTACACCAATCCGCATACACAAGAGTCAGAGGAAGCGTCAGGCGCGCGCACGGACACCCTGCGCGCGTGGGTCGCTGAATACGGCAAGGTCGTCGTAGAAGGTTGGAAACGCCCGATAACTCCTGAAGAGGCTGGACTGTGAGCACACTCGACGATGTAAAACGCCGCATCCTGGCCGTGTGTCCGCCGGACCAGTTGCCTATCGTGGACTTTGAGCTGCGTATGCTGGTCGCTACGCTGGAGTCGGAAAGCCTGACGTTTATCCATCAGCACTGGCGCCCGATTGCCGACGAGCGTGACCAGCTGCGCCAGCTGCTGGCGGTTGCCAACGCCAAGCCGCCGCGCGACCGGTCCGCCAAGGTGGCCGATGATGCGGACCTGCCTGCGCGCTTCGGGGCACTGACCAACGATCACACCATTCTTAAACGCAAGTACGACGCCTTGCAGACGCGCCATGAGACGTTGCAAAACCAATATGACGTGCTGCTGGAAGAGAAGACCGAAACACAGACGGAGCTTGCCTTGCTCCAGCTGGCGCACAAGAAGCTGCAAGCGGACTGTGACGACCTGCTGGCCGATCACCGCCCGGCGCGTAACGCCTCATGAACCTAGCCAAGTACATAAGCTGGGAGTTCCTTGCCTCGGTGGGTGTTGGCCTTTTCTTCGGTGCGGGTGCCTATAACCGGACGAGCGATCTTTTCGTAGCCTGCTTGGTGTTCACTGCGGTGCAGTACACGGTCCTAAACTTTACCTACCTTGCGCGGATCGAGCGGCATTTGCAGGAGCTAGCGCTGGCGTCACGCCTGCACATGGACATGGAAAAGCTGTTATCCGTGCTGCAAAAGGCACGCAAAGAGGCCGAAGAGCATGCCGACAGAGACCGGTGACGAGGACTTTTCGCGCTTTAGCCATGGCTGGTGGGTGTTCTACGGCGTCTTTCGCGCCACCGGGCAAAGCGCCTTCCTGTTCAACGTCAAGGCGGACACCAAGTACGGCGCGATCCGCAAGGGGCAAGGCTTCTATAACGGCCTGCCATTTGATAGCCCGATCCGTCGCCTGTACTCGATTGACGAATGCACGGCGCGTCCGCTGAACCGCGAGCAAGCCGAACTGCTGGAATCAAAGGAGCAAGGCAAATGATCGTGCAAGGACCGTGGGAGCCGCGTTTCTGGACGCTGGACGGACGGACGCCGGTAGGCACTAACGACCTGCGGGAGTGGGGTGAGTTCATGCAGAAGGCGCGCCGCAAGGTGGCGCGCCACCGCAAGGCCCGAACTGTCGTGTCTACGGTTTTTCTCGGCCTCGATCACGGCTACTGCGGCGGTCCGCCAATCCTGTTTGAAACCATGATCTTCGGCGGACCGCACGACCAATACCAAGAGCGGTATTGCACCTGGGACGAAGCCGTGCGTGGCCACGCGGTCGCCTGCGTGCTGGCCAAGGTCAAACGCAAACCACGAACCAAGGGAGCAAGCCGATGAAACCCGAACGACGCCCCGACATCGAGGCCGTGCTGGCCGATCCGATCAACCTATTCATGGACTGGCGGCAGCTGGAGGACGGCACCTATGTAGCGCTGGGGCGACTGGCGTTTACCGTGGGCCTGTTTATCGGCGTGGGACCGATCACGCCTTACAAGCGCCGGTATTGCTTCGCGGATCTGCGGACGGCAACGGACGAGTATCTGCGCATGAAGACCGGGCAAGACCTGCCGTCCGGCTGGATCGCGCGGCGCCCCGAGCTGCCCGAGGATATCGAGGCCAAGAACAAGCCCAACTACAACGCCGCCGATTTCTGGCCGAAGCGAGAAGAACAATGACCCACCAGCCTAAAGGCGGAATGTGTGTGGCCTGTGTCCACGTACACCGCAATTGCAGCGGCCTTCCATTCAGCGCCATGCCCGCGCTCGCACGGGACGCGCAAACGGTGATCGTCCGCTGCACTGACTTCCAACGCCGACAAGGAAAAGAACATGTATGAGCAACCCTTTCAAGATGATCCAGTGGCCCGCGAGAAACTGCTGCGCGCCCGTGGCGAGATAGCAGAAATCATCGAGCGCTACGACATCGCCGCGCATGTCGTGCTGCATGCCGCACCAACCGCCAGCGAGGTGATAGTCGAGCTGTCCCCGAGCTATTCAATCGTTTCGCTCAATGGCGGCGTGGCGCATATCAAGTCGAAGCTTGAGGATTACCAAGGCGACAAGACGGCGCAGCTGTACGACTTGGCAGCCACGGCCAACATGGCCAGCTCGATGTTTGAGCTGATGGCGCACACCGCCATGCTGATGGGCGAGCTGGCAAAGCAGCTGGACGAGCTGACCGGCTCGACGCACACCAGCATGAAGCACATTAAACCGAACTGAGGACATGTCATGACTGATCCCTACGAGCGCGACCCGTCTACCCGATTCAGCATCGAGCTGGGCGGCGATGACGAAACGATATTTGAGGACAGCTTTGACACGCTGTACAAAGCGGACCTGCGCAAAGCTTCGCGTAATGACCTGATCCTTGTGTTGGGCATGGCGGTTGGCACCGTGGCCCGGCTGCGCGCTCGCATCAAAGAACTGGAGCAGGGCGATGACCGATAACCCTGTGGACCTGATGGCGACCTTGTGGGAAGCCTATCAGATGGACGCCTACAGCCACCTACTGCCCGCCGGGCAACAGCACACCGAATGCAAGCGCGCGTTCTACGGCGGCGCGGCCAAGGGGCTGATGGCGCTGGTGCATCTGTCCTCCGACAATGAAGAACCCACCCAAGCCGACATGGATCTGGTCACGCAGCTGATGGAAGAGGCCAATGCCTTCTTCCAGGCTGAAACGGCGATTCACAACGCGATGAACTGAGGGCGAGACATGCCGATCATTTCCACCGGACACCCTTCAACGCTGGCCACCTACCGCATGCTGTCCGCCGCCTTGTGGGGTGAGGACTCGCAAGCCGTGGCGTTCATTGATGACAAGATTGCCGAGTCGCCCAACGGCGCGGACGAGCAGGTTATCGCGGACGAAACGCAAATGCTGATCCTGCTGGGGGAAATCGAGTATGGGCGCTGATTTGAGTAAGTAAGTAAATACTTATAATCAAACGGTCTAGGGCGGTTCACGCCCTAGACCGATACTCAGGACTCCACACAAGAAAGCTGGAGCCCCTGACATGTCTCAATTTCTCACCCGCGCGGAGCTGGCCAGTGCCATCGGCCTGTCCATGGAAACCATCCGCCGCCTGACCGCCGCCAAGAAAATCCCCTTCTACCGCATTGGCCGTTCGTACCGCTACGAACTGGAGCCTGTGCTGGATACCTTCAAGCAAGCCCCCACCGAACCGCTGACCTCCGACAAATCTGCCTTGTTGGGGTGAACCATGAAGCTCTATCACATCGCGCTCTGCGAAAGCCGCGAGTCCTATGCCATTACCCACAAGAAAGTCAGCTGGGCGAGCATGGCCAAGCGCTTGCAGACCTTCAAACGGACCGGGGAAACCTATTCTGAATACCTGGCACTCTCAAAGGACGCGCAGCTGGCCATCAAGGACAGCGGCGGCTTTCTCGCCGGTAACTTCAAAGGCTTTCTGCGGCGCAAGGCCAACCAGATAGGCCGCTGCATGCTGACGCTGGATCTGGACGAAATCCCCGTCAACGCCGATCAGGCGCGCAAGGAAATCAGCACCCGGCTCAAGGACTACACCTACGTCTGCCACTCCACCCATAAGCACTGTTTCGCCAAGCCGCGGCTACGTATCGTCATACCGCTGTCGCGTGATGCCAACGCCATCGAGCATGAAGCACTGGCGCGGCTGTTCGCCTACATCCTTGATTCCATGATGGAGTGGGTAGACCGCTGTTCGTTTGATTACACCCGCGTGATGTTCTGGCCGTCCGCGTCGGCGGACGGTGACGTGCTGGCATGGGAAAACGACGGCTACGCGATTGCCGTCAATGCCACGCTGACGCACTTCAGCGACTACACGGACGCCAACGAATGGCCGCGCCGTGAGGACGAAGAAATCCACGTCGCCGGTAACGAGCGCGAAGACCCCCGGACCAAGCGCGGCATTCTCGGCGCCTTCTGCCGCGTGTACGACGTGCCGCGCGCACTGGACGAGCTGATCCCCGGTATCTACGTCGAGGAAGACGGCGGACGCTATCACTACAGCGAAGGCACCACGGCAGGCGGTGCGCGCATCTACAGCACCGATGACGGCTTTCAAGCCTACTTGCACAGCGAACACGACAGCGACCCGGCACGCGGGCAGCACAACGTCTGGGATCTGGTGCGCTTGCACCTGGGCTATGACGGTGAGGAAATGGAAACCTACGCGGCGCAGCTGGTGGACGTCGCCGCCGAACTCAAGGCGCAAGTAGAGGGTGAGTTTGAGCCAGTCGAGGACGAGCCGGAAAACCCCGGACTAGGGCGCTATGACTGGCTAAAACCGTGGCTGTACGTGAAAAGCGCAGGGCAGTTCTACTGCCAACCTGATGGATTTTACGTAGGAGCGGGCAATTTCGACGCCATCCACGCGGTTGACGCGGTGCGGGTATCCGGCAAGAGCAAGCGCGGCGTGGCCAACCTGACCGCCAGCGAGATAGCGCTGCAACAGCGACCGATCCAGCAAGTCAGTGCCGTGGTCTACCGTCCCGGCGCCGGTCCGGTGTTTGAGGACAACGGACGGACCTATGCCAATGGCTACCGCGACGACGGTGCACCGCCGCTGGATTCCGGCGAGCACAGCACAGCGGTTAAGTTGTTCGGTGTGTACCTGGACAACATCCTGCCCAACCCTGACGACCAAGCCAAACTGCTCGACTGGCTGGCGCACGTTGTCCGCTACCCAAGCCGTCGCCTGATGTATGCGCTGTTACTGCGCGGCGCTGAGGGCGACGGTAAGACGTTGATTGCGGAATTGCTGCGCCTGCTGGTCGGTCCGTCGAACTGGGGGCTGGTGACGAACGACGAAATCAACGAGAAGTATTCGGCATGGATGGAAAACCGCCGCGTGGTCTGCGCCGAGGAAATCAAGCAGCACGGGGTTGACGCGCTCGATGTCATCAACCGGCTGAAGCCCAAGATCACCAACAGCCATATTGCCGTCCGCGCCATGCGCCAAGACAGCCGCGTCATCGACAACTACGCAAACCTTTACCTGACCACCAACTTCTCCGACGCCATCCCGCTGACCATCAATGACACGCGCTTTCTGGTGCTGAGCACGCGCTTCAATTCCAAGGAAGAAGTCGAGGCATGGTGCACCGCGTTTCAGGACGAACAAGGTTTTGCGTTCTACCCGACCATGTGGCGCACGCTCTGCACGGTGCAGGGCGCGGGCGAGCTGCGCCAGTGGCTGGATAACCGGAGTTTCTCCCGCTTCTACAACCCCGACAGCCGCGCCCCCGATACGATCGCCAAGACGATCATGGTCGAGTCCGCCCGGTCCGAGGCGGACCAAGCCTTGATGGAACTGTTAGAGGACGAGCGAGAACACACCATAAACAATGATTTTGTTATATGGAGCCACTTTGTTATGCGCGCGTTAGCTAGGGGATATGCACTTGGCGACAGCTTAAAAGGCCGCGCAGTGTCCAGTTTTATGTCAAGACACGGTTATATTCGCTCATTTCAGCTGCGTGACGGCGGTAATCGGCTGCAAATATGGGTGAAAAACCGGGGAATGCTTGACAAAAACGACTCAAGTTTACTGGCAACAGGGCTGCGCACTGTGAAAGTTGCCATGCGCAAACATGCAAAGTCGGAATTTGAATAGCGGACTAGTGCGACGAGTTGTCGTGTACTGGCTACAAGTCGTCGCACTTTGTCAGCGATCCACCAGGGAATGTCAGAGTAAGTCAGGGTTATTGTCAGAGTATTTTGTCGCACTATTTTTGTAGCTAAGTAACTGATAGTAAATACTTAACTACTTAATACTCTATATATTTGTCAGAGTTGTCAGAGATATATATAGGTTATTCGCACATAGAGAAATATACACACATACAAAGTGTCGCACACATCGCATGTCGCACATACACACACACACACACTACGTATGTAGCCACTGGATACAGAACAACTCTGACAGGCTTTTCTCTGTACATTTTCGCTGTAAGTCGCTGATTTACCTGTTCTTTTTTCCGGTCAAAGATCGTTGACAGTCAAAATAAAGGCTGACAAATATGCTCGATTTATTGGGTTTAGACCGCTCTAGCGCGCGCCTTTCAGGCATAGCGGACGGCTCATGGTGGCAGTGTGACGTGATTGGTGAGGCCATCCCGAAGGGGCGTCCAAGGGGTCGGATTCGCGGCAAGACGGTGCAGATGTACACACCGGAGCGGACGGAAATCGGGGAGGCGTTCGCCCGTCTGTGTTGGGTCACGCAAGTGGGCGTCACGCTGCTGGCGGGGCCGTTGCAGGTGCGCATCATCACGCGAAAGCGCATCCCGAAAAGCTGGCCCGCGTACCTGCAAAACGCGGCAGCACGGGGGCGCAAGCGTCCGACCGGCAAGCCAGACGCGGACAACCTGGCAAAGCTGGTGCTCGATGCGTTGAACGGCGTGGCGTGGATCGATGACGGGCAGGTGGTGGACTTGACGATCAGCAAGCGCTACGCCAAGCCCGGCGAGGCGGAAGGGGTGACGCTGTGGGTTCGGTGCTGGCGAGCGAAGTACGGCGAAGCCCCGTTTTAACGGGGCGCCAGAGTGAAGCAGAAGAGAATCCAGAGGATGGCTAGCCAAGGACTGGCCAGCCAGAAGTGGTACGCGCTGAGCTTGCTGCAAGCTCCTACAGCGCGTTTTAAGGTGCCATGTCGCACTGACCTATAGCTGCGCATAGGCTCACAGCTCCACGTATCGTCTGAGCGATTCCAGCGCGCCTGCCGGGCTGCTTAGGGTATACATCCGAGTGCAAAGGCGAGGGATATACACGGCGTCGGCGTCTTTTGCCTCTTCCGGGTAGTCCATCGGGCTGCCGAAGCTGTCGCCCAGCGCGGAGAATTCAAAGAATTGCTCCATCACGGCAAACGAGCTGCGGCGCAGCATCGACGGGTGTGCAATCGCGTAGGCCAGCCGATCCAGATCCATGTGCTCGCCTGCATGCTTCAACGTCACTTGCACGCAGCACGGCGGCTGCCCGGTAAACACGCGCTTTTTCGAGCCTTTGCGGGACGGTTTGGTGCAGGCGGCGGACATCTGCCAGACCAATTCAATTTGCCGACCATCACGCTCCAGCGAATCGATCAAAGTTAACAGCGCAATGCCGAAGTTTTCGATCTGCCATGTGTGTATTTCGCTGGCCACTGCGCCCGGTACAAACAGGCGCAGAATCGGCGGCGCGGCCTGCTCCATGTCAGGGCTGTGCATGTGTTCCACTTCACCCGCCAGATAGGCGCCGACATCAGGAAAGGCGCCGCACGCATCCATGGCCCACTGTGGTGCAAAGTCGTCCTGTGCGGCAGTCAGTGCGCTGACGCCTGCGACAATGCGTTGCGTTCCTTCGGGCCAGCCGTGCGTCATCAGGGCGAGGTTTTCAGCCGGGCCATAGGTGCCGGTCCACTCGGTGTCCCCTTGGCGAAGGCTGGAACTTTTCCAGCCGGAAACCTGCGGACGCTGTGCGACAACGGCGCAGTATTCGTGCCAGTTGTAGGCTTTAAAGGCTGTCCATTTCATGCCCAAGACTCCAGTTTTGACCAGCTGGCGGAGTCAAGGCCGCGACGGATCAAGTTGTTGATGATCTGCTGACGCGGCAGGCCTTGGCGCAAGCCTTTAGCGCCATGCAGCGAGGCGCGCGGGGTTATCAGGTGGCGCAGTCCGGCGGTATGCGCGGCGCGGCGATAGCGCTGCACGTCCTTTGCCCAGGTGCGGCCAAACTCGGGGTAAATCTGGTGTGCCAGCTCTTGCTCTAGCAGCTCGTCATAGTGGATCTCGACTTGCGCGAAGCGGTCCAGCGTGGCCGCGTCAATGCGGTTACGGCCTACGTATTCAGCCGTCGCGCCGGTGCCAAAGGTGTTTGCAGCCGCTACGGCGATAAAATCCGCGTGCTTGTTGACCATGCCGTCAGGGAAGGCGAAAGAATCGTTGGCCAATGCTTGGTTGAAGGACACCAAGGCATTAGCGGCGCTGCCGTCTACCTCGTCCCACAAGAACAGTCCGCCATGCTCAAAGGCTTCTCTAAAAGACGTCCGCACTGTCCGCCCTTCGGCATCGACAAAGCCAGTTAGCTTGTACTCGTTCTGCACGGCGCCACAGGAATAGAACGGCAGGCCCAGCGCCTTGGCGCAATTCTCGGCCATGGTGGTTTTACCTGAGCCAGCCGGGCCAGCCAGCCAGACGTTAACGCCAGCCATCAGCCAACCCAACACTTCCGGGGTTTGCTGGTGTTGCAGTCCGGTGATGCGCTCGCGCACGCCTTCATGGTCGCGCACTTCAAAGGTGAGCACGGCGGGTTGGTAGCTGTAGGTTTGAATCAGTTCAATGATTCGTTCCTCGTCCAGATCGGCGGACGGCTGCGGCATGGCGGACATCGCACCCGCTACGGCCTGCGCAATGGCCTTTGCCATGGCGTCCGGGTCAACGGACGGCGAGGCTGCGCGCGGTGTGCGTGGCGCAGCTGGTGCCTGTTGTTGCAGGTCAGAGAAAAACTCAGTGTCGTTGTACGCAAACCCCAGCTCTGAGGTGGTCAGCTTCTCGACCACGGAGGACGCGACACCGCCCAAGCGCAGCCACTTGCGCACCTTGTTACGGTTGCCGGTGTTGACGGTGATAGGGCGCGGTCCGAGTTCGTCCGCCAGTTGAATCAGTTGCTCTGTGCTCATTTCCTCAGCTCCCACAAGTTGAGTATCTACGTAAATACGTAGGCTTTCAGAATACGACAAGGTGTCGCACTCTATCAAGTCCGGCGGACGGCGGACCGACCAACGGACAGGCACAAAAAAGCCCCGGCTAGCGGGGCTTTTCAGGTGTTGCGGATGGCTCTAGCTCAGCTTTGAAAGGTACTGATAAAACAAACGGCCTTGCCCCAGTGAACTGTCGCGCGATCCCTTGTAGCGGATGGCGTCCGCCCAGTCGCGCAGCTCGCCGGTTTGGCTGGCGGACAGCGTGTGCGGGTCGTTGCCGAAAGCAATGCCGCCACCCTCTAAGCGGGCCTTGATGAATTGCAGGACTTCCAGACGTTGCGGGCTGTTCATTGGACGGACTCCAGATGGTAACGGTGGGTAATTGGCGTGTGAGGCTTGTGGTAGTTCAGGCGCAGCAGTTGATAGCTGTCCGAACGGCTCAGACGGGCCAGCGCGTGGACGGTGCGCATAACCTTCTGTAGTGGCTCGGCATTGTCCAGCGGGATCGCCATTTGTGCCACGTCGGACGTGTAGAAAAACGCCATAACCACGCTCATGGCTTGGCGCTCCGGTTGGCGTGGCGTTGCAGCATGTAGAAAAAGCAGCGGGCACGGGAGCCGTTAGCGTGCTTAGGCTCGCGGTAGCCCCACTCTTTCGCCACGTCTAGCAGGACTTGTACCTGCTCACTGCGCAGCGCGTGGAAGTCGTCCGTGCGGACGTTGATCGCGGGAAAGTGAATGTTAAGGAGAAAGCCGCGCGAGCCTCTGAGTAGCATTGCGGTCACGTTGTCGAGGGCTTCGGCACGGGTGCGGCGCAGTAGCGCGTTAATGCCGTGTGGATCGGGTGCGCGTTTGGACATGGTGTTGTGCTCCGTAGTGTGCGGATGGTTCAAGCCTGAGCGCTCGCAAGCGCTCAGGGTTCAAACATCAGCCTTGGAAGGATTCCGCCAGCGCTTCGGCGCCGACCAACAAGGCGCGCAGGCTGGCGGTATCGCTGCAATCGCTTATCAGGTCGTAGCCGTTGCCATAGATCAACAGCACGGAGCCCATGATTTTCCCGTCAGCGGTTCTAAAGGCGAGGCTGTCCGCGTCCGTGGATCGGGTGGCGCTCAGAATCGTTTCTCGATCCTGGCACTTGCTCACTACTTGATCCTCGCCATCGTGGACGGACACAAGGCAGCCAACGGCCAGCGCGTCATCCACAAGCTTCTCTAGGATTTGGCGCTCGATGTCTTGGCGCAGCAGGGACTCAAAGCGATCCTCTATGCGGGCAATGTTGCTGTTAGAGCGCGGCAGGTCGTTAGGGTCGAGGAATGTATATTCGATCCACGTTACAGCCTCGCTGGAGTTCGTCCACTCAGTGGCGTTTTCGAGGGTCAAGGTGCTCAGAAGTTGGTGCATGTCCATTTGTGCGGCTCCGGTAGTGTCAGGGCTTAATCAGTATTTCAGTAAATACTGAGCCACTACAGTACGACAAGGTGTCGCACTGTGTAAATACCTTTCGTCCGCTTAGTTGCGGACGGCGGACAGCCGTTGGTTGCCGCGTGCTCTATGCTGCGGTTATTCCAGGGTGAAACCGTACAGGTGACAAAGTGTCGTCAGCGATTGAAGTAGCAGCCAGCAAGAAGCGTAAAGCGTACGCGCGCCACCTTGCTGCGACAGGGATCGAACAATACAGCGCAGAGCGCGCGGGCTATTCGTGGGAATCGGAACACTGGCGTTTGAGGAATGATCCTCGAATAGCTGAAATGGTGGCCGTAGAGCGGGCGCGTCTGTTCAATGTAGAGCTGGCCGGGATGGCATACGCGACCATGCAAGCGATCCTAGAGCCGGGCGCAAAGGTGCCGCCTGCCGTGAAGTATCAAGCGGCGCGGTACGTCCTTGAGGCGTGCGGACACCACAAGCAGGAGGTAGCCGCGCCGCTGGACATGGACAAGCCGCTGTCAGACATGACGCTCTCAGAGCTGGGCCAGTTCATCAAGCAAGGCGAGGAAACGCTCTCACAGATGCGGACAATTGAGCATAACCCGCAAGCCAACACCGAAGCGCCTACTGTGATGCGCCTAGAAGTGGCGGATTTACTGGCTTAGCGCAGGTTATCCGCAGTCCACAGAGGACTAAGGATAAGTTGATCGTTGCTTTTCCTTCGTCCGTGGACAGCGGACGAGGGCTCAATGAGGGGGCGCAGCAGGCACCAGCCGACCGGCCACCCACCTGCTCACCCCGGCCACGGCCCGGTCCGCCCCTCCACCCATGTGCGGTCCGCGCGCATTCATCTCTATCGGCCACCTACACAAAAATTCAGCGGCCACAGATAAGTGCGACAGAGTGTCGTAATTTCGTAATCACTGCACCGGCTGCCAGCTGATACGGGAGAATCGGACAAACGGCATTTGACACGCAGGAATGCGGCTTCCAGACCGATTTATCGTAAGTATTTAAGTAAATACTTACCGCTTGCTACACTGACGGCATTCCAGCGAGAGGTGTCGCCATGACCACTACGCCTACGCCTTACCAGCGGCAGTTCGACTTTGCTGACTGGGAAGCCAATCACCCGGCAGAGCCACCGCCCGGCGCTGCCATAAATGCAGAGCTGAGTGCTATTGCTGTCGTTACCGAGGAAATCATTTCCCGGTTGACCTTGCTCCAGCGCGATGACGGCGCACCGCTGCTGCTGGAAATCATCCAAGACATGCAGGCGCGCATTGCGGCGCTGGAGGCGCGGCCATGAGCGCACTGCCCACACCCTACGACCGCAAACACATTTTTGGTTCGGAATCATCGAACAACCCCAGCGCGCCGATTCAGGGTTTCAACCTCGACGCGGAATTCAACGCGGTGGAAATCGCGCTCGACCAGACCCAAGCGCGCCTGCATGAAATCCAGCGCGACGATGGCCAGCTGGCCAACGATTCGGTGGGCAAGGATCAGCTGCGTGATGACGCCTGGGAAGAAGGCGAGCAAGCGGCGGCGGACGCTGCGCAAGAAGTGATCGATGAAGGCATTGCGATTATCTCGGGGATCAATCAGCAGGCGCAGGCCGCTGCCATCCGTGCGGACGCGGCGGCGGACGCTGCCGAAGTTTGCCGCGATCAGGCGTGCGCGTGCGCCGCTGCCGCCGAGGATTCGGCGGACGATGCGGCGGACTCAGCCACGGAAGCCGAAGACGAAGCCAACGACGCGGCCAGCAGTGCCGACCTTGCCCGGTATTACTACGAGCTGATGGACGACGCGGTGGATGCGCTGACCCCAGCGACTTACCAGTACATCGTCGCCGCACCCGGTACGACCTACCAACTCCCGCAGCCGGTATCGGATGAAGAATTTGTAGACATCCACGCGGACGGCCTGCTGCTGCCGCCCACGGCCTACACCATTGCCGGGGGTTTGGTCACGTACAACCCGGCGCTGGCCACGGGAAAGCTGGTGGTCATCAAGGTGGCGTCCGGCTTGCAAATCATGCCGGTCATTGTTGAAGACTGGGGCTTTGTTTATGAGGACATCGGCGCGAGTGAAGACTGGGGCGCCATCGTTTAACCGGAGAGCACGACATGGCAGGTAAACAGGTCCAACGACGTCGCGGCACCACGGCCCAGCACACGCCATTCATTGGCGCGCTCGGTGAGGTCACGGTCGATACGGTCAAGATGGTGGAAGTGGTGCATGACGGTTCGACGCCGGGCGGGTTCCCGCAAGCGTCCGCTCGCGACATCGTGCAATCGACGGCGGACACGGACGCCAAACTGGCGCTCAAGGTTTCCCAGGACTCGCCAACCGGTGTCGCCAAGATCCCCAAGGGCACCACGGGCCAGCGTCCGGTGACACCTCAAGTTGGTGATTTTCGCTACAACAGCACCACGAAAAAGTTTGAAGGCTACGCCGATCCGACGTTGGGTTGGGCGCCGGTTGGTGGTGATTCCATTCCGCTGTTTTCGGTGTTCTGGATACCCAAGCGCTCCGGTATGCCCGCCGGTTTTGTCGCGGCGGACGGACAGCTGCTCAGCCGGGCCACTTACCCCGACGCATGGGCCGGAGTCAACGCGGGCAATGTGCCAAAAACCATCGAATCGGATTGGCTGGGTAATGCCGTGGTCCGGGCTTGCTACACCGATGGCGATCTATCCACCACCTTTCGCATGCCAGACTACAACGGTAAAGCGGCGGGGTCGTGGGGCGCGCTGTTTTTGCGCGGTGACGGCGTGGGTTCCCGCGAAACCGATGGTCTGTTGCAACAGGACCAGTTCCAGAGCCACACCCACTCGATCATCAAACAGAATCCCGGCGCCGGTAGTGGTGCGTACCCCGTCACCGTGGGCACCGGGCAGACGACAGCGCCCAACACCGTCAACGGACTGGTGGACCTACAGACCAACTCGTCTACCTACTTACAGGACTCCATCGCCGGGGCCGCGCGCGTTGGTCAGGATACCCACCCCCTTAACGCGACCGGTTGCTGGGCGGTGAAACTGTTCGGCGCAGTCATCAACCCCGGCGCGGCGGACGCGGCGCAGTTGGCTACCGAAGTGGCCAACATCAAAGCCGACATGCAGAACAACTACTACCGCCGCAATAACATTCTTGGCGCAGTCAGCCAGTCCGGCGGTGTGCCCACCGGGGCGGTCCTGCAATACATCACCAACGCCAATGGCATGTGTTTGCGCATGGCGGACGGCACCATGATGACCGCGAGCCGTCAGGCCATACCGATTTCCGGCTGGACGGCGCTCGCTGGTTCTGGACTGTATTACACCGGTAAATTTTCCGCGCTTCCTATCCCGGCTGCTTTTGCTACGTCGCCAATTTGTGAAATGAACTTGTTCGACTTCTCGTCGGTGTCCTGGTTCTCCCCGGCCAGCGTCGCCACTGAAACGCTCTATCCACAATTCTGGATCGTGTGCGCGATTAACACCGCGCCCGTGACCATGTATGTGGACTTCTTGACGTACGGGAGGTGGTACTGATGCTTATCAACTTGAGCCCGCAATTCAGCGACCGGCGTATCAGCGTCACCGTGACCGGCGACGTGGTGAACATCAACGGTGTGGACTTCGATTTCACGCCGCTGGAAGTGGGAGCCTCGATCCCCGCCGAAGCGGTGAGCCTTGAATACTTTTGGGGCTTCATCAACCGCGATGACGCGGGCGAACTGGTCATGACCCTGATGTTTCCGCACGACTGGTACGCCTCCTACGACGCGCGCTTTCCGCAACCGATCAGTGTCACCGAGGACGGTCCGGTCAACCTGCCGGACCCGGAAGCCGAGCCGGACCCGGACGCTATACCTGAACCCGAGCCAGAGCCCGAAGTGGAATCAGAAGGAGGTGAAGCATGACCAAGGCCAAGGAAGTTGCGCCCACCAGTGCGCCCATCGATTGGACCCAGCAAGTGACGGCGCCGATGAAGGACACCATGGCCGATCAGGCGGTTCGCAACATTGAGAAACGCGAACGTCAGGAAGCCACCAACGCCATTTTGGTGACGACCAGCCAAGGCAATGTGTTCCAGGGCGACGAGATTTCGCAGTCGCGCATGGGCCGCGTGCTGGGCGCGTATGCCGAAGAGCTGCCGGACGCCACCGTGGACTGGATTCTGGCGGACAACAGCGTGGCCAATGTGACGTTGGCCGAGCTGGACGAAGCGCTGCGCCTGTCAGTCGATGCGCAAAACGCTATCTGGATGGACTACGTGGCCAGAACATCACCTACCAAAGCGGGAGCGAAAAAGAAATGAGCGACATCACCCAACCTACCGTGATCTTGACCACGGACCTTGCTGAAGACGTGGCCCCCGGCGGCATTGTGTCCTTCTCCTTTGCCGGTGTGCTCACGGCGGACGACTTGCTGGACGGGCAGCTGGTTTACCTGACTGCCTACAGCCGCGAGTTCCACGACTTGGCAGTGACCCTCACCGAAACGTCGGCGGACGTGACGTGGCCAGCGGACGCGCCGTACCCGCTGCCGGTCGGTGAGTACAACTGCGAGTTTGAAACCACGGCCCCAAAGGAAGGCGGCGGCGGTCTGCCACCCGGACTGTCCCAAGTCGCTGCGCAGCCTGTAGTCACCCTTGTAGCGCAGGCCGTGGATTCGGCAACGATTGATTTGGTCGGACTGGCCGATGCCTACAACACCTGTGTTGCTGCGCACGACGAGCTGGCCACCGCCTATAACGGTTTGCTGGCTGCCATGCAGGCGTCCGGCGTAATGGCCGCGTCCGCCGTGGCCACCAAGAGCAAGAAAACCCGCAAATGAGCCTCACCCCGGAGTCCATTGAGCTGATCCTCAAGCACTTTGAGCGTCAGCTTGATGAACTGCGGGAGCGGTCCGAGGCGGCCAGCAAGTTCGGTAATAAGTTGGTCGGCGGTCTGGTGGTGGTGTCGCTGGTGGTCGGCGGTATCCAGTTCTTTGTGGTCCGCCAGATCAGCTTGCTGGACGCGGTGCGCGACAACCAGCGGCAAGTCATCGAGCGCCTGATTGTGCTGGAAGTGAAGGAGCGCTACGACCGCAGCCCGCACCCGGACGACAAGGAAAAGCCCTGACTGCGACGGACTGTGCTATTACGTATTTACTTAAATACGTAAGCGGACAGCGGCATGAGCACACCAGCGCAGATCCGGGCAGCACAGCAAGCGGCGGACCGCGAAGTGGCGGATTACGAGCGCAAGCTGTTTGCCGCCAAACGCCTGCTCACCTTGCGCGGCTGCCAAGACGATCTGCTGATGTACACCCAGCTGTCCATGCCGGACCCGCTGGACCCGGACAACCCCGCCGCCTCCCGCTACGACGCGCACAAGATCCACCGCTTTCTCTGCGACAAGCTGATGCAGGTAGAGCGCGGCGAGATTCTGCGCCTGATCGTCTGCATGCAGCCGCGCGTGGGCAAGTCCGAGCTGGTATCACGCAAATTTCCCACTTGGTTCACCGGGCGCGATCCCTACCGGCAAACCATCGTCACCAGCTACGGCGACGATCTGGCCACGGAATTCGGTCGGGAGTGCCGCCACATCATGCGCGGCGCGTTCTATCAGCAAGTGTTCCCCGGTATCAGCTTACGGCGAGGCAACGCGGCGGCGGACCGCATCCAGACCAACAGCGGCGGCGTGCTGACCTTCGCCGGGCGCAACGCTGGTCTGACTGGTAAGGGTGCGGACCTGCTGGTGATTGACGACATCCTGAAAAATTCCGAGGAAGCGCGCAGCAAGATCATTCGCGATCAAATCTGGACGTGGTTCTCTCAGGTGGCCATGACCCGACTCATGGGCGTTCAAGGCCGCGTGGTTATCTGCATGACCCGCTGGCATGAGGACGATCTGGTGGGACGCCTGACCAACCCGCGCAATCCCTACTATGACGCGGACGAAGCCGCCAAGTGGACCGTAATCAATATCCCAGCCTTTGCCGAGGACAACGACCCGATGGGCCGTGAGCCGGGGGAAATTCTCTGGCCAGAGCGCACCCCGCAAGCGTTTCTAGAATCAATGCGGCGCCTCGACCCGGCGGGCTTTAGCGCCCAATACATGGGCCGCCCCTCACCCCCCGAGGGGAATTTATTCAAGCGCGCCGGTATCCACGGCTACAACGCGCACCAGCTGCCGAAGAACCTGCGCTACTACGCCGCGTCTGACCATGCGGTCAGTCTGGCGGCGAACCGCGACCCTACCTGCATGGGCGTGGTCGGTGTGGATCTGGACGACAACATTTGGGTATTGCCGGATCTGGTCTGGCGGCAGCTCGATGCCGAGCAACAAGTCGAGGGCATGCTCGACCTGATGCAACGCCACAAGCCGCTGCTGTGGACGGCGGAACGTGGGCACATTTCGCTGTCCCTCGGTCCTTTTCTGCGCAAACGGATGAACGAGGAAAAGACCTACATCAGCATCGACGAGCGCGTGCCGTCCAAGGACAAGCAGACCCGCGCGCAAGCGATTGCCGGTCGCTGGGCCATGGGCAAGGTGTTCTTGCCCAAGTTCGCGCCCTGGTACGAGGACGCGATAGACCAGTTGCTGAACTTCCCCAACGGCGCCAATGACGACTTTGTGGACTTCTTGGCGCTGATCGGTCTGTCACTCGACACCCTGCACCGCCCCAACAACGCCCAACCCGCCGTCCGGCAGGCGCAGTCCGGCTCGATCCAGTGGATCTTGCAGAGCGCTGAGCGGCTGCGCCGCCAAAACCCGGAGAAGGGCGACCGCTATCTACACTAGAGTACGTATTTACTTGAATACTCAAGGTGCGCGCCATGCAAACGAATGAAGACCAACCGCTGCCGGGGGAGACAACCCCGCCTCCCCCTAGCCCGGAAGAAGGCGGACAGGTCCAGCCGTCCGGCAGTGTGCCGGACAACCCCAACGAAGCGGAGCGCGCGCTGGCCCGGCAGTGGATGGGCCGGATCAAGAAGGCCAAGGCCAAATGGGCGCCGGTTTTCAAGCGCATGCGCGACGACATGGCCTTTTCCCAAGGCAAGCAGTGGCCCCAGCAGCAGGAAGAGGACACCCGCTACGTGTGCAACATCACGCTGCGGCAGGTGAACCAGAAAGTCGCCGGGCTCTACGCGAAAAACCCGACGACCATTGCCACGCGGCGCAAGTCGCTGGACTTCAAGCTGTGGGATGGCAACCCCGAATCGATCCAGCAGGCGCAGCAGGCGATGTCCGCCGTGGACCCCATGACCGGACAGCCGCTGCCGTTGCCGCCGCAAGCCATGCAGATGGCCCAAGCCTTCATGGCCGACGTGCAGCAAGGCATGGAACGGCGGATGCAGGCGGACAAGATCGGCAAGACGCTGGAAATCGTTTACGAGTGGCAGGTGCAAGAGCAGCAGATTCCCTTCAAAACCAGCATGAAGCAGCTGGTTCGTCGCGTGGTGGTCACAGGCGTGGGCTACTGCAAGCTGGGCTACCACCGCCTGATGCAGAAATTGCCCGGCGACGTCGAGCGCGTCACCGACGTGACGCAACCGGCACGCCGCGCTGAGCGCATCAACCTGGAACTGCAAGACGGCAAGCGTGACAAGGACGACGCCCAAGCCGCCGAACTGTTCTCGATGGCGACGGCGATTCAGGATCAACAGCAGATCCTCGTCAAAGAAGGGCTGGACTTTGAATTCCCCGGCGCAACAACCCTGATCGTCGATCCGGCCTGCCGCCAGCTGGTGGGGTTCGTCGGCGCGCGCTGGGTGGCGCAGGAGTACATGCTGACCCCGGAAGACGTGAAGGAAATCTATGGCATCGACGTCGGCCAGAACTTTACCGGCTACACGTCCGGCGGACAGAACGCGGCGACTCAACAGCTGATCTACGGCACCGAGAGCAAGCGCGCCGAGGGCAGCCAGTGCGCCGTGTACGAGCTGTACGACAAGGCCACGGGCATGACCATGACCCTGTGCGAAGGCTACCCCGATTTTCTTATCAGTCCGGTGGTGCCGCCGCTGATGATCGAAACCTTCTGGCCATGGTTCGTGCTGGTGTTCAACGCCACCGAAGACGAAGAGTGCATTTTCCCACCGTCTGACGTGTTCCTGATGCGCAACATGCAGGTAGAGCACAACGTCGCTCGCCAGCGCCTCAAGGAACACCGCGACGCGGCGCGGCCAAAGCATGCGGTCGCGCGCGGACTGCTGGACGAACCGGACAAACAAGCGTTAACAGGGAGCAGTGCGCACACGTTGGTCGAACTCAACGGACTGCCGCCGGGGACACCGATCGATTCCGTTTTGCAGCGCGTACCCTACTCGCCCATCGATCCGGCACTGTACGAAGTCAACAGCTCGATGGAGGACGTGCTCAAGGCTGTGGGCTCGCAGGAAGCGAATCTAGGCGGTACAAGCAGTAGCACTGCAACCGAGTCGAGTATTGCCGAATCGTCGCGTATGACGGCGCAGGGGAGCAATGCCGACGACTTGGACGACTTCCTGACGGCCATTGCGCAGGCAGCCAGCCACATTTTGTTGACGGAACTGTCACCCGAAACGGCGACGGAGATTGCCGGTCCGGGCGCGCTGTGGCCGGAGCTGAGCCGCGAGCAGATCGCCAAAGACCTGACCTTGACCGTCCGCGCGGGATCGAGCGGACGTCCGAACAAAGCGGCGGAAATCCAGAACATGCAGCAGATCGCGCCGTTCCTCATGCAAGTGCCAGGTATTAAACCGGAGTGGATCGCGCAGCAGCTGGTGCAGCGCCTCGATGATCGCGTTGATTTGACGGACGCCTTCGCGCAAAGCATGCCGTCGATCATGCAAATGAATCAGCCGCCGCAAGGCGCTGGTGCTGCGGTGCCGGGCGGTGGGCCAACCCCGCCCGAGCAGCAAGGCCCACAAGGCGCAAACAACAACCAGAAACCACCACAGGCCGGACCATCGACCGGTCCGGGCGCGACGTCACAAGGCGGACAGCCGCCAACGACACCGGGGAACGTGGTTCAAATGGGGCAAGGCCAATGAAGAAATGGGCGCTAATTTTTGCGGCGGGGCTTGTGTGCTGGGCGCTGATTTACGGGATTTTTCTTCTGTTCCTGCAAGTGGTGCTGTTCTTCGATCCGCTGGCACCGCGAGCACAGGCGCGGGTAGCCGACCCCGTGCAACACGCCGTCTACCACTTCCTCGGTGAAGAACTCCAGGCACCCAACGCAGGCATGGCCCTCTGCAATGAAATCCTCGTAGAAGCTCATGAGCCGTGTCCTAACCGGATAGGGGGAATTTAACGTCCGGTCCGCCCCGTGTGGGCAGAACGGACCAGACGGCCACCGTTGCAGCCTACAGCGGCTCCAGCAGCAAACTCAGAATAGCCAATCCTCACAAACAAAAAACCCACTCCCGGCGGGGGGAGTGGGCTTCCTGTCCCCATTATACCGATGGGGGCGGTTGGGAATCAGGACACTACCCCGGAAACCCGACCCGTGAGGGAAACGCTAAAGCACAACAACACATGCAACCACCAACCTAAAGCCCCGGTGTCCGGCCAGATGCAATAGGGACTTGCAGGTGACAGTATGCACTCAAATACTTACTTGTCAAAACCGGTGCTACAGTTTGTCGTATTCGTCGTGGAGCCCGGACGGGGTGCGGTGATGCGCAGCAGCGCCGTGCCACGGCTGGGCAGACAAGCGAAGCGCGTCAGGGGTGGGGCGGACCTAGATCATTAGAAAGGACGATTTGTCGAAGGCTCTAAATCAAGGCTTTCAGCGAGGGGGTTAGGTCAAGGGTTGACCTAGGGTTAGGTCAAGGGTTGACCTAACCTAGGTCATAGCTTTGACCTAACCTAGGTCATATTTGAGCGATAGCTCCCATAAATGACCTAACTTAGGTCAGATTCGGGGTTTGACCTAACTTAGGTCATCTTTGGGAGCTAGCAGCCACTATTGACGAATAACCGGCTACCGATATACTTTAGCTCACAAGGAATCAACGCGGTGAGGAAAATGGCAAAAGCACTGGTAGAAGACAAGCCACACGGGAGCTGGGTGCAGACCGAGCGCGCAGCCCATGGCGAGTGGTCAAGGCTGACAGGCAAGCAGCCGCGTGCGAGCCAGATTTTGCACATCCTCATCGAGCACATGGACAACTCAAACGCGCTCGTCGTCAGCCATGCCACGCTTTGCGAGCTGTCCGGCCTGTCCGCGTCCACCGTCAAGCGCGCCCTTGCATACCTTGTCCAGAACAAGTGGATTCAAGCCGTCCGCATCGGTAGCGAGCGCGGCGGCGTGCTGGCCTACGTGGTCAACTCTTGCGTAGCTTGGGCTGACAAGCGCGATAACTTGCGGTTGGCCTCTTTCCGCGCGCAAGTGCTGGTGTCGTCCGCCGACGAAGACAACCTGACCACCGACCCGCTTAGCCCGATCCCCGGCATGGTCGCGGCTCCCATCGAGGGCGACGACCCTTGGCACAGGAAGCTGGCGAAGCCCGAAAAACTCAAACCACAGCAGGAAATGTTCCCGCCGGAGGACGCATGAAAACCCTAATCACTCTCGCCGCGCTCCTGGCACTGTCCGGCTGCGCCGGACAACCGATGTCGCCGGACGAGCAGGCCCGCTTGGGCGCCTTCTTCACGGCGCTGTCCGGCGCCGCCGCGCAGCAGCAGGCGGACACCAACGCCGATTTTTACTATCGCCAGCAGTATTACCAGCAGGTCGAGCAGACCGGCGCCATGCAGAACGTCAGTAACGATCTGTACGACATCAAGACGCAGCAGCGCCAGAACGCCATCGAGCAGCGCGGCGCGCAAGGCTGGTACTGACATGGCGAAACGCAAGAAGAACGGACGGACCGCGAAGAACAACCCGAACGCCGCGCTGTTCGGGGATAAAAATATCTACGCCGTGAAAGGTGCAGGGCTCAAGAAAACCGGCACAGGCGGGAGTCTGGTCAAGGCGTCCAGCGAAGCCGGTAAGGCTATCAGCAAGGCCAAGAAAATGGCCCAGATCGAAGCGTACGCCAAGGAGCACGGCTGTACGATCACGCAGGCCATGGTCGCACTGATGGACTAGAACCGCGCCCCGCGCTCAATGGCCATGTCTTTCAGGAACTCGATCAGCGCCCAAAAGTGGTACGCCTGATTCCTGAGCGCTTTCCACTCGGGCACCGGGATCAGCTGCGTGGTGCAGAAAGCGCGGTCCTTGGTCCGCCACTCCATGGTGATTTCGATGTAGTCCTTGTAGCGGACGGCGGACCACTTCACCGGGTAGCGGCGCGGACGGGGCAGACGTAGTACCTCGCCCATCAGTCGAACTTCCGCATGGCATCCTTTACGCGGACGCCTTGGGCTTCGGTCAGTTGGCGGACGTGCAACACGCCGCCTTCCTTGGAATTGTCCAAGAAGCTGCCGTAGAAGGGATGATCGGGGGTTGAGCCGTTCGCCCACGCGCGGATGGCGTCGGTGATGTATTCGGTGGTGTCGGCCTTGCTCATGCCGTTCAGGTCCACAATCTCGATTAGCCACATGCTCATGCTTGAAATCTCGGTGAGGTTGCTGGCCAATCGCTGCCACTTTTAACGCAGCAGCGATTGGATCAGTTAGCTAAACAACAAATCCAGCAGATAGTCTTCGTGCAGCTGGAACCGAGTAATGAACAGGTCCAGCACGTTCACCCCCTCTTCCATCCAGCTGTCCACCTTCCCCAAAAAGTCGTGTACCTGGGACGCCGCGTCTTCGCGCGATACCCCGTTCTGTCGCATCAGCGCCGCTATCACGCGGTCAAACGGTTGCTGTTCCATCGATAGAGCCTCATCGACCAATCCAACAAAACCCAGCATAGCCACGAAAACCTCCTGTTGCGGGGTTTTCGAGATTGACTACACTGTGCCTCAGACAGTATTTACTTAAATACTCATCGTGAGGCGTGACATGTCAGATTCGCCACTGGACAACGCAGACGTAGGGCAAGAACAAGCCACGGACCCGTCACCCGTAGATTCGGCCAGCCCCGCCGAGTCAGCTGCCGTCACTGACGTACAACCCGTAGAACAAACCGAAGCTGAGCGAGACGCGGAATTCCTTGAAGTCGCACGCAAGGCAGCTGACGAGGCGAAGCCTGTAGAGGCAGACCCGATTGTTCCAGCGGACACGCCAAAGGCGGACGGCGCGGACAAAGCCAAGCCAGACCCGAAAGCCGAGGCTCCGAAAGAGCCGGAAGCCGAGGACGAAGGCGAGGACC